TTCGGGGTAATGGGGATAGTCGTGCGGTTAGGCGATAAGTACCACCGCTTAAAGAACGTGCTACAGAAGGGGGGCTGTAAGGTACAGGATGAGAGTGTTAAGGATACGTTAAGGGATACCCTTATTTACTCCGCGATTGCCTTGGTACTAGAGGAGGAAAAGTCTAATGGTTAGACACTGTGAATGCGGGGCAAGGATAAAGAAAGATAATGTTACAGGGTACTGCATCAAATGTTACCGCGCCAACGGTAGTGTCATCACCAAAAAGCGGGAGAAAAAGGATAAGCCTTGTTATTTCTGTAAGGAACCCAAGAGTGAACATAAGTATATGTACTGTGATGACTGTCGGGCAAAGTTAAGCGAGGAAGGCGGTTGGTATTGGGGACAGATGCGGGGTAAAGAATGGGGCGGGGATAAAGTACAAGTTACTCCGATCTCAGAATGGAAGTTCAGGTAGGCTTATATGCTAGAAAAATATTACCGAAAATTTTTGGGGGCGTAATGAGTAAAGGTCGCCGTAGAGGGAAAGCCTTAGAGAATTATGTAGCGGAGGCTTTCTGTGGTTTCAAGCAGGGACTTTACGGTGGTGAGGATGTGGCGTTACGTCGGTTCAGTGTCGAGTGTAAGGAAAGAGAGAACGGACTGAAGACCCTAGAGAAATGGATGCAACAGGCGGAAGAGAACGCCAAGGGTAAGATAGCGATGGTGTACTTTCACAGGAATAATGATAGACATGAGAGAGATTTAATTATTTTCCGTGCTGATGCACGGGTACAGTCAATGATACAAAGTATCGAGGAGGGAAAATGAACCCAAAGAGTGATTGCTGTGGGGCGACCATGTTGCCCACGATTAAAGAGGTGCGTCCTGGCTATTATGAAAGCACAGGCAAGCACGTCTGTGTGAAATGCAATAAAGAGTGCAAGGTTCGGGAGGATGAAGATGCCACCAGATGAGCCGAAGAAAAATAAACCTATTCACCCACTAGATACGGGAGGTTCGGGAGGTGAGGGATGAAGATTAAGCATGACGGATGGGCGATGAGTAACGAATGGGACGGAGTTATTCCTTGGTCTTTTCAACGATTGCGGACAGAAGTTGTTGAGTGGTGGGATTCTATGTGGGATATAAAACAATGTCCTACTTATGCTTGGAGGAATTTCCGTAAAAGGGGAACATACAAGATTGTCAAAGCAAGTGTCGTGGAGGTGAGGGATGAAGATTAACTTAACTCGATTATTGGAATGTAAAGATATTCCTTGTCCTGAGAAAACAACAGGGGATTGGCAATTTGATGTGGGTTCACGCACAGATGAAAGCACCGTATATTCTTTTGAGAAGGAGTCCACCGATGAGTAAAGACATGACGAAGGATGAATTGTTGAAACACTTGAACTTTTGGTACTTGATTGATTCGGTAGCACAGGAGAAGGGATGGAACATTCCGTTTACTGATACGAAGCATGAGGATTGCGAACAAGCCTACAACCAACTCGTCAAGATTGTGGAACAGCATTTTAAGGACGCAGAAATAAAGACAGAAGTGCTTGCCCAAGAATATGAACAGGGCTTAAAGCATGGTTATGAACACGCAAAGAAAGAGCAATCCCCCGACAAGCTAAAATCCGCACAACAGAATAGGCTAAAGGAAATACCCGACAGCGAACAGGGGAATTTATCCCCCATTAATGCACAAAAGACGGACAGCGAAGAGGGGGAGGTGGATGTCCCTGATTTCAAGTTGGCAAAGAGTAGGCTCAAGGCAATCTTGGATAACCTGATAGATAGCGGATACTCTCAAGCCGATGCACTCAAGGACATTCTGTATGTCATCAAAGACCTGCAATCCAAGCCGATAGAGATGGATGAGGAGAAGTAAATGGCAGTAAATTTGGTTAGAAGAAAACTCATAGGACTCCCCTACTTTGTATGTGCTGTACTGGATTTACATTGCAGGGCACATCAGTTTACCGATAAGGAATTACATCGGTTTATGTACAGGTTAGGTAAGGCGGGGGTAGATTACATTAGATTGTTCCCGTTTTGGGGTGAGGAAGTTACCCCGTTTATGAAGAAGGGTAAGAAGTATGACCTGGATTTACCTAAGCCGCAATACTGGAATAATTTACGCCGTGTCTGCGAAACCGCAGCGGAATGGAAGATAAGTATATACTTTGACCTGTTCGACCATTGCGGTACAAAGCAGGGTCGGGACTGGAGTAACCGTGATTGGAACTGTTGGTACAATAACCGGCAGGGAGTCAAAGATGGGATATACGGTACTGATATTATATCGTTGCGTAATTATATGCTATGGATTAAACGGGTGTGGGATGTTGTTGGCAAGCGTGGGTACTTTATTAAGAAGGATGGTAGCAGGCGTAAGTTACGCCCGAATCTGTATGGTTTAGGCAACGAATTAGATAGCAGGCAGGCTTGGGACACTAAGGACGGGCGAGATGATTGGGGTATCAAGTGGGGATATGGTTTAGCTCATTATTTGTGGAGGCTAGGGTACAGAAAGGAGATACTGTGGAGTGCGGAAAAGGAAACAAGCCATGTCCTCCGAGCCTGTCTTGATAAGGGAGATCCGCTAGTTAGGAAGATACGCCCTGAGTGCCCGTGGGGTAAGAAGGATACCGTTGCTCAGCATCATGGATGGATAAGCAGGTTAGACCCCGATAGTGTTACGGACATAGTAACGAATACGAATGTACGTAAGATAGGTTACTCAGATGACGGGGTAAACTATAAGTGGGGCGGTGATGGTATCTGTGTGGAAGTAGATGGGAAGACTAAGTATTGCTCGGCGGATACCCGTAGTGTTATCAGGCTGTGCAGGTATATACATGAGAACCTTAATCGTGGGTACCAGTTTCATCATATTGAGCAGTTACCTCGGAGTGTGAGTGAGGTTGAGCATTCGGTGAGCGACTTGAAGCAACATAGGGATGTGAACATATATAAAAGGATAGCCAAGCAGGTATGGGGGGTAGATATTACCCGCAAGTACCCAAGATGGCTATTAAAAAGACATGGGATAAAGGAATGAAACAGATTAAGTGGAGTAAAGTTCACGACCCCAATAGTTGGACATCAGACGCAACGGCGTTTGGTCCGATTGAAATACGAATACCAGATGGTGAAGTTATATCTGTCGAGGAGTTCCTGCGTCGTGGCTATCAACTGCGATGGGGCAATGCAATAGTCTTGGGGTTAAAGGAAGTCTAACGATTAGACAACGCGGAGTAAATGATGGATGAAATATTCTTTGTAAGTATGTTTGTAACTGAGGATGGCATATACCAAGCTATACCGGAGGAGAACTTTGAAGCTGATGTACCCCTGAATTGCGGGGAAGATGAATCAGATATTCTAGCGGGCATAACGGATGAGCAGACTTAAAGAGTACCGAGTATGCCCCCACCAAAAACAGGGGGGTAAATGGGAAACCCATCAGTAAAAGCGGGTTGCAAACAAACGAGTTAGCTGATACGAAAAACACAGAAAATGACCTTTTTTTCGAGTTTGAGAGTTCCCGTTCGTGGGAAAAATGGTGGTGGCGTACAACTAATAAGTTATGCCGTGGTTGCAAGTGTGGGTGCAAGCAATCCAGCAAGGTAAAAATCATAACTTGCCCGCAATATGAGGCTGTTAATGAATCCGATCAGACTGAAGCCACGGGATGAGATTGAGTGTTATGTGTGCGGGAAAGCGATTAAGGATTATGAGGCATGGGTGATATTCCCCGATTTGGACAAGATGGAGTTTGCCTGTAAGGAATGCGCGGAACATTATGGCTGAACGAGTAGATTTATTAGGCAGGCATTACAAGGCATTTGCCCGCGCCTTCTATAAGAATAAGGTGTATGAGAAGTTACCCGCGCAAAAGATACCTGAGTTCATGCGGGATGTACAGTTTTATATTAGGGATAAACTTAGAGGCGATAACCTGCCTATGAATGTAAAGATACAGCGGGCGGTGGAGCATTGTACCCGCTATTAGGAGAGGAGAATGAAGAAATGGTTAGTATTGACCGCGATTTTAGTTTTATTTGGATGTGCAGAGGATATGCACAAGGATGTTGATCAAGGGGATGATTCCCTATTAGAACATCAGTGGGTGGTGACAAGTTACACTCCTGAGAAAAGCTATGCGAGTTCATTCGATTTGCCTCAATTTGGGCAGGTGTGTATTTATGAGTCTCGAAGAGATGCACCTGAGTGTGAAGTGTGTGGCTATGGCGCAAACGTGATGTTCTCAGTATCCCCACTAGAGTGGGTAGAGATATATCAAATAGTAGTTATGGGTGATGCGATACCAGAGAAGCCGTGGATGGCATGGAGAGAGGTGTCACATTATTACTGTATCCCGTGCCTCAAGGAAGCCTTTGTACATTACATGGGGCAGTTTAAGGAAATCGCGGATAAATAATGGAGTATTGTACGAGGTATTGATGTGCCCCGCAAAAAGTCTAACGGTTAGACGCCAGAGGCGTACTAGCTACGCTGACATGGGAGAGAGTCATGGAACAGTGTGAAGATTGCAAGCAAAAGAAACCTGATGTCCACACAAGGGAATGTCCCTATGTGAAGGAACTCTACGATAGGACGGACATGGTAACAATATGTGATGCCTGTTATAAGGAACGCCTATATGATATTTAAGCGCAGGAGTAAAATAGATGAGTGAATGGTTGGAAAGAGTTGGGGGCATTGATGTATTTACCCCGCAGAAACCTGGGCGGGGCAAACGAGGGTTCCGTGTATTTAAGCATACCCCCGATTACACCGGCAAGGAATGTCTTGTTATCCATAGTTTTTATATCAACGAGGATGGGAAGGTAAAGAGGCACGGGTATAAACGGAAGGCGCAGGACGGTAAGTATGTACACAATTATTACATGGTGAGCATACCGAGGGATTCAGCGTTGGATGTGGCACGGGCAATCGAAAAGGTAATGGGGGAAACGGTACCTGATGAGGATACAAAAGACCTTGAGAAAGACATTGAGCAGTATTGCTAAGTCGCGGGAGTAAATAATAATCTAAAGAATTAGAGGAGTTAGGGATATGAAGATTATTAAACGCATACCAGTTCCAACGGGTGATATTCTAATAGTCCAAGGAGAGCGAGGTTCATTAGAAATGCTGTCTATTGGCGACTATGGCAAGGACGTAAACCTCAAGTGTGATGCCATGGGATTAACTCGCACACCGTCACCCGTAAAACATACCACAATGCTTCCCTTGAGTGAGAAGTGGGTAATTACAATTTCCTCGCAATACGGATGTTCCATGGGGTGTACATTCTGTGACGTTCCATTGGTTGGACCAGGGAAAAATGCTACCTATAATGATTTAATTAAACAGGTCTTAACTGGAATCAAGATCCATCCAGAAGTACCGTTCACTAAGAGGCTTAACATTCACTTCGCCCGTATGGGTGAACCCACATGGAATCCGAATGTGCTAGATGCTACCAAGTGGTTCAAAACGCATATAGACCCTGAATATGCCATCCATCCTGTCGTATCCACGATGATGCCAAAGCATAATGAGTGGCTAAAAACCTTTATTCATACTTGGATGAGAATGAAAAACAGGTTGCTACGTGGGGAGGCTGGGTTGCAACTCAGTATTAATTCTACGAATGAGGAAGAACGCAATGAAATGTTTAATGGAAATGCCCACACCTTAGAGGATATTGCAAGAATCATGGATGGCATCATACCAAATGGCAGGAAGATAACCTTGAACTTTGCGGTTGCTGATTATGAAATCTGCCCCGACACCCTACTGAAATACTTTGACCCCGATGATTACATTATAAAACTAACTCCTATGCACAAAACTAATAGTGCTGTAGGGAGTCACATTGAAACCAAGGGCGATTACACTACTTACCGCCCTTATGAGAAAGATGAGAAAACCCTACTGAACGCAGGTTACGATGTGCTGGTATTTATTGCATCGCACGAAGAAGACGATAGTAGGATTACATGCGGAAACGCATTGCTTCACGAAATGCGAATGCAACAGATTGTGCCCACTTAGTACCCCGTAACTTGACTTCTGCCTTCATGTGCTGCAATCGTTACCACTTTCTTCTTACGCGGTTCCTGCCGTTCCTTCCTATGCCAGTAGTTGACATTAAGTTTGCCCGCACAATCCAGTAAATCAACAGTAAACCCAGTCGGGTAACTGCTGTACTCACCAATAAAATCCTTCATTGACCTATGTAAATAGAACTCCCCATTAAAGAAGGGATTTATCAACGACTGTATGTCAGCGTCTTTAGAATCCCTTCTCGTATCTGGGGTTAAAGGAGTAATGCGGAGTGCGGTCCCGCGTTTCTTCGCTTCAGTTTGAATATCCTTATAAATATATGGTTGCTGTGCTGCGGTATCTATACGCCATACCCTCGGTCTAAACTCATCATGCGCGGTAAATAAAGCATCCATGAATACATCAGGGTCTTGAAACCTTTTCGCCCAGGCATGGACTATGAATTTCTTTACCGATCCAAACGGCTGCCCACCGATAACTAATGCGTTACGACTACCCGCCTTGATAGCTTTGACTTCAGCGAACCCACCAGGATCTATCATGCCGTATAGTTGAATGGCGGATAACTTGAACTCCTGCCCGTCATCTTCACAGACTACGTACCTGCCGTCCTCCCTCTCATCAAAGCGGTAGTAACGTATCCATGTCGGGTCAAACTTATTCAGTCCCCCGCCTGATTGGGATGGGTTATTCTGATGCTGACAGTAGAACACCATGGCTTTTTCAGGGTTAGCGAGCATCTTCTTGTAGTAGTCAGTGGTGAACCATTCTTCCCAGTTACTTTCCCCGTTGGCTACGTTAGGGTTTTGCACCCACTCGATATTATCTGAGTCCATCAGGTTGTCTTTGAGGGCGGGGACAATCTTCCATTGGTACTCTCTATAGTTCTGTTGGATGTAGCACCCCTGGTCGCCCTGTGCCCAGTGTGTCCCAACTCCGGTTATGATACTGGGTTGAGGCAGGGTAGCGATAGGCTGGTCTAGTAACTCATCAATATTATCGAACCATCTCAGAGCGTCTTCCATAATAGTTTGACTTTCCATGCCCTTCTCCCCTATCATGTCGTCAGGGTGTACGAAGTCATAGTGACCACCTTGAGCTGCACCTGTTATCCCTATCCCCTTCCATGTGGGTTCAGGGTAGTGCCCGATTCGGGGGAGTAAACAGTCAGCCTGTGACCATGTGCCGCATGACTTGGTATAGGCACGGGTTACTTGCAACAGTATGGGGTACTGCCACCGTAAGCGTTCATGGGTGAGTACAATCTTCTGCATCCATTTAATCCACTCAATAGGCTTATCAAGTTTCTGGGATGCTATGAGGATACGGACTTCGTTGTTTTGTAGGTAACGCCATATGTTTGCCCAGCGGGTAAGTACCGTAGTCTTACGCCAGTCACGGGGCATATAGCAGAACTTCCGTATGATAGAGTTGTCCTGCCACCAATCACATATGGGTTTATGGATTAAATCTGAGAGGTCGCCGCCTGACTTGGGGAGGTAGCCCCCCATTTGGCGGGTAAAATAATAAAAGGACTGGTCACAAGCGGAGCGTTCGAATAACCATTCATCCTGGTCGGAATCGCTTAACTGGTGAAAGAACTTAACATCAACTTGGTTTAGCATTCAGTAGGTTATGGAGTCTTTCCTTGTGTTCCGGTTTGAGTTGTGGCATGGTGAGTTCTGTCTGATTGAATGCCCCCGCCTTGGCTTCAGCCTTGACTATCGTTTTATCGGGGGCAAGAGCCTTGTGCATACGTGCCAGGAGTTTGATAGCTTCTATCTTATTCTTGACAGCCGTAGCATTCGGGGCATCTTCTTCAATTATCTTAAGCAGTTCATCCCTGCCGAGTATTAAATCATCTTCCTTGTGTGATTCTATCGGGTTCTTTTTCTTTGTCATGTTTTAAGGCTCATAGTTGACATATTTGTAAACTTGTGGTATTTATATTTCGTGTTATCATGCAGAAACACGAAATCTTATTTCACCATGAGGGCGAACAGTATGCCCGCAAGTGTCAGTATTACTCCTATGAGGTTGCCGATAAGCATCTTGAATATCCAGTCCACCTTATCTCTCAGGTGGCAAAACTCGTTGGTAACAAACTTATCGAATACCTCATTCTTCCATGTTTCAAATGTTTCCTTGTCAAGCGGTTCGCTCATACTTCTACAGTCCTGCCCAGCACCCATCCCACAAATAGAGCGCCAGCAATAATGAACTCAAGCGGTACCCCCACGCTATCTAAGAGTAATAGAATAAGGGAAGCGACAAAGGCGGGACCAACTAACTTAATAATAGATAACTGCATATCTGATTATCCTTTCCCGATGTACGTTGATTCCATAACGGAATCGTATTTTTTTACATCCCTGTACAAACGCCAGGCCATGTATGTATTCCTTAAACTCCGAATTGGTGAACCGAACACCATCGTTATACACCCAAGCCAACTGATGGTCATTGAATACAATGTAGATGTTCGGTAACTCATGCCTTTCCTGCCTCGCCTGCCTTATGTCCCACCATTCCGGACTCAGTCTTCGGGGTGCATTAGAATTAATCTGGGTACACCCAATAAGGATTAATCCATACAGGGATAAGCCAAGTATTTTAAGTGGTGTTCGTCTAAAAATTCCCACAACATCTCCACCGGATTCGAGAAGCTATACATCTGTTCGTAAATGTTTACCCCGATATAAATTATCCCCACTATCTGCCCATGAGTATTGATGATTGATGACCCTGAGTCACCTGGACCTGACGGGGATACGGTCGTGAATTGATACCCAACCCAATGGGACAGGTGTAGCCTACCCTCATCATCCTTGCGGAAGTACCATTTAAAATGGCTCACCACACCGAACCTGAGAAAGTATGCGGTACCCCCGACACTACATCCAAACAGAACCTTCTCACCTAGCTTGGGATTTTGCCGGGCTACAGTCAGCCCGGGGTAACCAAGGTTCTCCCTCAGTTTAATGCAGGCGTAATCGTTATAATAATCTTCGTCAACCTTCTTCTCAGTAATAGCGATAAGGTCAGCCTCGATGGGGTGGTCAACCTGCTGATGAAACACCCATATCTTACGGTCATAAGTGTTCTCATTGTGGTCAAATAAATGGCGGACAGTAATAACATGGTTATCCCGCATTAGAGTACCGCTACCTATGTAAGCCACGCATTTTATTGGCTTGTCCCCTATGTGAGAGTCAGTCGCTATGTCCTCTTTAGGTATCCCATCATCCACATACATACGCTTTTCCCATTCTTCCTGTGGCATATAGTAGTAAACAGCGATAGATACTATGTGGTTGTAAGCGTTTTCAACAACGCTAGGCGGGGCAAAGTAAGGTGTGGGACGTTGTGTACAGCCTACGCTGAATAACATGGCTAAGATAATGCTACAGTACACAAGTTTACGCACTTCCCCCTCCTGCTGTGCGCGGGTAAACCCTAGAATTTCTGCCCGCGTATCGTCTTGATAAGACGGATAATCTTAGGAATAAGTTTGATTAATGCGCCGATAACCGCTACCACGCCGGCAGCAATCGCGGCGATAAGTTCTGGACTCATTTATTACTCCTACTTAATACTTCTCTCAAATGGTGTCGTCCGTGTCTTGGTTTTCTCGGATTTAACCATCCCTCTCAACTGTGATACTGATATGTGAAAATCTTTATATAATCCCTTGGCTTTTAATTGAGGCAACGTTTTACCTAACTTCTCAGCCAGGGGTTTCATCTGTACATCAAGATTACTGTTCCATTCCTTAACAAGCTTGACGGCTTTATTAATGCTATTCTCACGGATGTGCATAATGGCTTGATTGCGCACCGTTTCATACTGGTCACGGATGGAATCTCTTATAGATTGGGCATCACGATAATCTTTCTTCCCCACTCTTTTCATAAAAGATTCTTCTATCTTGAGATTGTCAAGCCTTTTAAGGATTTCCTGGCGGTCTTTCATTTCTTCAGATAGGGTACGAATCTCTTGATGAGTCAGGGTTTCACGCTGTCGATACGCATGAAGTAAATCTACCTGCTCATCTACTGTCTTGAGTTTTTTCAATTCCTTGCGGAACTTGTTTAGATATTTGTCACGCTTCCATCTATCCTCACTCCTAATATCACCCTCTGCTTCACTAAGTAATTCGTCCCAGTTTAACCCATTCTCTGTAGCGGCCATCGCCACTCTCTGGATATGTGCATCTTTTTTCTCTGGGTCTTTCATAGCAAGGGCTTTGTGAAACTCCGCTACGGTTTTCCCGCGAGTCATACCCTTGGAGAGAGGCCATGTAAACAGGAAACTACCCGAACCCTCTTCTAAGATATATTTCTTCAGAGAGAATGGCACGGGAAGGGATATAACATCCTTAATGCGTTCGCCCCAAGCGAAGCCCCCCTTTTCTTCTTTCCTTGCCCATGCAGTAGGCCATCCGGTACCAGGGTCGTGCTTAAAGAGTTGCCGCCCTATCAGGCTACCGGTGGGAGACATTTTAGAACCTAATATCTCAGTGGTAGAGGTTGCCCATCTTATAGGCTCTGATAACTGTTTACCCCAACGTAAATATATCTCAGGTTCCCCCTTAACATTCTTACCCACGCCACCTCGACCAACGAGGATGTGTAGAGTTTTACCTGGGGGGTTCTCCCAAGTGAACCTACCCTTACCATGTATCTTTTCCGATGCGGCATAATTAACACCCTGCATCACTACAAACGAATAGGCAGCCATGCGTTTCCAGTAGTACCTGGATATATCAGTCAGGGTCTTACCCTTGACGAGTTCTAGTCCCCCTTGACGTTCCACCCCCTGCTTGAGCAGTTCTTTGCCTAGTGCGGTCTTCATCGGTCCGCGTCCTAACGCACTTGCTTGCCGTATAACCGAGATAGTCCAGTCAGGTGCCAGAAAAATACGCTGTAGGTTTCTGCGATAGATAGGATCTCCAAGCCTGATACGCCCAGAGCCAAGAACATCCCAGTTTTGCCCACCGAAAGAGTCGTTCACAAACGATGCAATCTCTTTCTTCATAGCGGCAATCTCAGCCTTGGTCATATCACGACCAAGTTCCTTCATAGTGGTCTTGCCAACACGCCCCAACTCTCTATGGACTAACTTCTCATAGGACATGAGTTTCAATGTATTATGTAGGTTGTCCCATAGAAACTTATTCCAATTCTCAAAAAATTTACTGCCTGTTTTTACTGCTGCCTTTGGTCCCATGACACGAGTAAAGGCCGTCTTTCCATCGGGCAACTTCCCCTCTATGTCAGACAACATCTTACTCAACATGCTTAACTGCACATCTGACGAGGGCTTTAGCTGTAACCCGTGCTGTATCCCATCAGCCGACAATTCACCCTTCTCTAGCACGATGGGTTTAGCCCCCTTCTTCATGCGTTTAATAGACTCAGTAGCAGCCTTCGCCAAACCTTTCGGACCGAGCATGCCTAGTGCAGATTCAGATAATGCTCCGTGATGGAACAGGGTTAAGGATAATTGCGAATACTTCAGGAAGGCGTTTAACTGGTCGTATGCCCGCCCCACCTTTGATACATGAGGTCGGCGGAATACCACCTGTAACTCATTGGCTATTTCAGGGTGTACATATGCCTTCTTTGTTAATCCGAATGCGGGATGTTCCATCTCCACATACTCTGGAACTGCCTGGGTAGATTTCTTAACTATGACCGGACGACCCGCTTCATCCATCATGGTCGATAGTGCATCTACGAGATTGAGATTGGCAATCACCTCATTCTTATACTTACTGTAGATGCGATAGATGTCTTTAATATTAGTGACCTTGAGTTTATACCCCGCTTTTAATCCTTCCTCTAAGGTTGGTATCTTACGGGGGTCGGTAAAGGGATTCTTGAGTTTGAACTGATTGACGAAACTCGTTCGTTCATTCTTAGGGATGTCCCACATCTGGGGCACATAATCCTCAACGAATTTTATCTTATCGTAATGTTCTTTAAGTATCTTAAAGTCTTTATCGAACTCTTTACCGAGTTCCACCACAGCCCTCTTGAGTTGTGGTGAGGGCTTCTCTACATCTTTAGCAAGATGTTTGTACCCAGACTTCTTCAGTAGTTCGATATCTTTCAAACCACCCTTGACAAAGGTAAAGGCTTCCGCCTCGACATCTGAAAGTTTGCCAAGGGTATCTGCTATAACCTGCTCAGTTTTTAGTTCTCCCAATCCGATAGCAGACCGCCGTTGGAATACCCTGTTAAGTGCTTCTTGTCCTAACCGTGTCTGCCTAGCTATCTTGATGAGTTTACCGACCACCTCATCAGCAGGGATACCTGAGTGAAAGGAAATATCATCGGGCTTGCCCCTTGCTTTGGTTTTAAAGGTGCGTTCACGCTCTAGCGGGAACTCTTCCTTAATGGTTTCAACCTTGCCGCCTTTTTTCTTGAACGCCTGCACCTGTTCTTCGGTCAACTTGGGTAACGGGGCATCCTCGGCAATTTCCATTGGGCGTTCAAATAACCGTTTAGATATCGGTCTATCAGCCAATGCCTTCTCAGTCTGTGCTACTTTCTCTGCATATCCAGGGGTTTCCTTAATGAGTTGTTCTCGATATAGCTTGCTACTGGGTGTTGCAGGCTGTATAGGTTTCTGTCCAATGCGTGACTTTGGCACAGCATCAGAGGTAGCCTTGAATGCTATTTTGGTATCTTTGGGTATCTCTGTCCGTAGGCTTGCCTTAAATGCCTCTCCCTCAATGCCAAATTTTTGCAAATTCTCATTCGGAATAGAGTCGATCAAGTCATGGATAAAGTTTGTTTCTACATACCCCTTGGCTACTTGCTTCGCCACGGCTGTCTTACCTGCTTTCCATCCACCCTTGAGGATGAATAAACCGGCTACGAATCCCGCTGGGTCTTCCCGTAATGTATCAGTGGGTTTAGTAAGTGCCCGCCATGCCAACTGAATAGGTGCAGTAGCGAGATTCCAGACATCTTTCGATGTGCCCGCAGCAGTTGCGTACCCAGCCTGCATCATGGGGGGAAGGTTCTTACCCTCTTGTAGCTTCTCCTCGGTTTCGGGGTACATGGCTGAACCTGGAATCTGTCCTCGTTGTGCATCAAGGATAGCATATACGGGATTAGTAGGGTCGGTAAGTCGCCCCATGCCCTCCGCTAAGTTAGAGATACTCTGAGGTGCATTAGCTATAGTTTCTTTGATGTACTCCCACGGTCCTGTCCAGACAGGTATTTTCCCATACTGTCCACGCTCCCCTAATGGGCTAGGCGGTTCGGGTTCTGCCGATTGCATGAACTCTGATGGGAATTGCTGTACTTGAGCATAAGAATCCTTATCTTTCACGTAGCGATAAATGACGTTACCCTTGAGTCGCAATGCCCCATCTTCAGGGATTTCTTTCTCGTCAAAGGTACGCATGAGTTCTTCAAAAGCATCATGTTGCCGATGGTACCGATAGATGACATTCTCCCTGATACGCAAATCCCCATCAGCAGGCATCTCGTCTTCATTGAACGGCAAGATAGACTCCTGCAACTTTCCCGATTTATAGTATTCCTCAATAGAGGTGGGTTTAGGTTTCTGAAAAGGGTTCTTTAAGGGAGTGCGTATATCCACTATCGTTTATTTAGGTCTTCTCTTTTAATAAGGTTGGAATCTGTGGCACCCTCGGATACATTGGCGAGGTCAGCATATTTTAGAATGTCCTCAATATCAGCATCGGAAAAAGTTGTCTTGGCTTTGTAAGTTTTGATGAGGTAGGCTTTTGTTTTAAGTAATTCTTTCCGAGTGGGGTCTTGTTCCATCTCTTCCTTGGTGTAATATAGTCTAGAACGCTGTTCTATTGTGGTGTTAATACCCTTGAGGATAGAAGAGAGGATGTCCTGCCCCCACTTACTCTTGTCTTTACCCATCTGATATTGTTGATACGGAGTGAACCTTGGTTTTTCTTCCGTGTCTTTCCCGAGTGTCATTTGAGTAACAATTTCCCCCAATGATCGCCCCGTCTGTTCTGCAATTATCCGTGCTTTGGCGAGCCATTCTGGAACCTTGGCTTCTTTAGATGTTGGTTTTTTAAGGTGTTCGTAATAGTCTAATATACCTTGCTGATACTTCTCTTTCTGACCTTGTTCCCGTTCCCATCTCGTATCTTCCCTGCCCTGCTGTTGCTTCATCATAAACATCTGTAGCATCTGCCGTATCCAGTTATCCATGCGGTTCTGCTGACTCTCCGCATACCGTTGCGGTCCTGGATTATAATAAACTGGCATACTTACCTCCCCATTTGTAGTAACTGCATAAGCATCTGCATGAGTTGGGGGTCTTGTGCCATACCCATAGCATCATGCGGGTTCCGTCCCTGTATCTGAGGAGGTGGCATAGTGCTATTCATCCCACCGACTGGTCCTACGGTAGCCGCCTGTGATGCTGGGTCAGTAGGGTGTCCCCCCTGTCCGCCCTGCCCAAATGCTTGCATCATAAAATAGTTCCTTATAATATCCTGTATGACATTACCCCATTGAAACTGTCCTGTGTTTGGGTCGTTATACATATCTATCCCCCTAAGCCAAGCATGAATGGCAACATACTCATTAACCCGCCGAATAAGCTACCCATACCTGACTGACCATACTGTTGCTGTCCTAGAAACGGCGGTAATCCCACATAACCCATAGCCTGTTGTAACCACGGGCTATACTCAGGTGCCATCCTCATAAAGTCCTGATAAGCACGGTCAAGTGCCTGTTGCATGATACCCTGTTGCTGTGTACCCATGCCCCACATTCTCTGTGCCCAGTCCTGCGGTGCCTGTAGATACTGTTGCCCCAATCCGGGTAACATACCACCTGCCTGTAATGCTCGATTACGTGCCGCCTCACCTAACCCTGCGACACCGCTACCAAGTCCCTGTAATAAACCACCGCCGGATAACTGTCGTTGCCTAGCGGATTCCTGTGCCCCCAGTTCCCTATCGGCTAAACCTAGACCATACTCTTGAGCGAGCCTACCACCTATATCGGCAATCTGCCTCTGTGCGGATGAAGAATCAGATAAACCCATGAGTCCCATCTGTTCCATTACATCCTTCGCCATATCTGAATACTGGCGTTGCATAACGGGCATCATGGCTTCTTTGTACCCTGCCACATCCACGGGTAAGCCCGTTTCAGACATATCCGCACCCATCTGTGAAGCCACATCCCATTGCCACGGTACCTGTGTCGGGTCGCCATAAGCAAAGTTAGTCAACACATCTGAAGCGGTGTCCCATTGCCCTGGGTACTGAAAGCCTTGACCTGGTCCCACATCAGCATCGGGGTAATACGGCAAGTCTGAATAGTTCGGATTAAATAACCCCTGAAGCCAGTCAGCGATAGATTTCGTTGGCATCTGTGCCCCATCTCCGCCTCCTGGGTCTGCTAATTGGTCCCTAGTTATCTGTGTCCTATCTGGACGGGTAAAACCATATCCTGACCAGTCTTGGTCTGTCTGCGGAGTAAGTCCAAAGTTCCAAAAGTCCTGACCGCTACCATACAAATCAGCAATGTCCCTTACGTTCTGGTAGCCATAGTGTGGATTGTAAACGGCATCATCTCCCCAACTGGGGTGCCTGTACCAGGGTTGGTCAGGTGTGCCGAAGCCAGGGTCTGGGTTTCGTCCCCACCAATCATATGTGCCCTGTGGCATCCAGTTGGGCATGCTCCAATTAGTAGTCTGTTGCCCCATCAATGGTTGTTGGTCCATTGTGGGCTGTGCCTGATACGGGTCTGGCTGTGGCGCCAATGGCTGTGAGGGTAATTTTTGCTTATTAAATATATTAAGTTTAGTTGTATCAATCATGGTAAACCTCTTCGAGAGGTTGCATATACTTATCGTAAACGGTCTTATAGTCCTTCATTACCAACTCAAACCTCTCTACTGCATCCGTAAAGGATGTCTTCAATTCCCCGCTTGGCTGTCGCATACCCCTCAAATACCGTGTTTGGATAGGGTTGTGCGGGGCTATATTATGTAAGCGGTTCTTTATCATTTCCGCTGGGGTTTCCTGTCTTCCTTTTTACGTGGGTGATTGCCTGGGTCATAGCGGAATCTGTCGCCACCCCCACCGCCACCGAGTATTTCATTAATCAACCCAATCACACGCGGGTCAACTGCGGGGGTAATGGGATTGGTTTGTGTCTGCGACTCTCCATCTCCCCTGACGGGCAAATTCCAGGTATTAGTAGGATTAAACATATTGGGTACAGGTTCATACTGAGGCTTCTGCTGTTCCCATCCGTAGCCACCGATACCCGACATAGTCTTCGCTGCCATCTTCTGCATATCGGTCATGGGTGCGTTTAACTGCCCTGGGAATGGAGTAGTCCCCTGCTGTCCGCCAGATAGTATCATGTGATACAATCCCTGCATCATAGCCTGTTGTTCTGGCGATCTTAAATTCTCAAAATCAACGGGTTCTCCGCCGAAACATTGACACATATTATTTCTCCTCTCTCGTAAGACCGAGGAGATACGTGGGATGAAGTTTACCGTTCCACATAAAGTCTATCGGGCGTTCACCTTCTTCTTTAAAGCCTACCATCTTGGCGACCTTCACTATCTTCGGATCTGCCGTCTGCGTACTGATACGCTTTAACTCGAACTCATCCATGTACATATCAATCAGCTTTCGCCCTGCACGGATAAACTCTTTTCCCCATATCTTCTTATCTATTAAATTTAAAGACATCCCACACTTGAAACCGAGTATAGGATTAATGAAACCAACCAGGGCATCCAGGTCGCCCACCTCATACATGGACGTACCCCAACCAAAGAACCCGCCTTTAATCACATAATCTAAATACTGCTCATTGCGTTGCTCGTCACTCGTTTCCAGGTACTTGTTCAGTAAATGGTCTTTCAACCGGATAATCTTCTTGTGAAACTCAATGCTGTTGTAATCTGGTACTACTAACTTGAATGGTTCGGGGGGATTCTTTAGTCTTTCCCAGTCGATTTCTTTCATTGTTCTTACCTATCAATCCATCTCTGTCTAGGTTGACTAGACGGTGCCCATCCTCTGTTCTGTGCGATATTCATAAACCTCTGAGGTGGCGGTCCACCCATCATCTGGTTATACATATTCAGGAATCCAGGGAAGTTCTGCCCTGCCGTCTGGTTAGGGTTAATGTAATTCCGCCAGAATCCTGGTCCCTGCTGTTGCCTCATCTGTTGCCATGCCGACCTTGCCTGCCCTGCAAAACCAGGAAATCTCTGTTGTAACTGCTGAATTTGCGGACCATACTGACTGGCGAATGACCTCGGTCCATCAATCCATCGAGGTCGAGGCTGTGAACTTGGTATCGGCCCATCCATCCATCGAGGGCGAGGCGGTCCAGCTTGTGGTATAGGACCATCTATAGGGCGAGGTTGAGGTGGTCCTGGCTGTGGAGATGGTTGCGGAGGCTCTGGCATAGAAAACCGTCTTCGTTGACTAGGTATATCTCCTAAATAATTCATATTTCTCTCCATCTGTAGCCCTTCTGCCATGATTCACTGGCTTTCGGGTAAACAAAATAGGCTACATCAATATGAATGAAGCCTGGGTATCTACCCACTCTCAGGTCAGGAGCTACGTCTTCAATAATGTTATGTAAAGTGGCTACTTGACTATCCTCTACGTCTATATCTAAAGCCAAGCCCCACTGATGCATCGACAGGCGGTATCCACCTATGGAGGCGTTATGCCGTGGACACCGATACCCTGACGTTATGTTAAGGGGTGTACCCCATCGCTCTCGTATGAGAGCAAAACTATCAAACAATGTTTCAAACGATGTATCATACGGTTCTGTGTAACTGGGCGGTAAACCAGCACAGCACTTACACTGGTACTCAGACCTGAGTATGTACTTAGCCACGTAAATTATACCCATTACGCCGCACTCAATAGATGAACACTCATAAATGTGTCTTCCTTGTTGCCGCCCGCAATATCTACCGTGTTTACCCCGCAATGGACAGCGGCGTATAATTCAACGTACTCACTAGCAGCGAGGTAAATAGTCTTACTCACAGGCACAGCAATCGGGTTGGTGTCTGCCCCAGTATGACTAATTGCCAATGCTTCTTCTGTGTCCCCGCCTTCATATATGCAAGCTGCATACCGCTTATCCGCTACAATATTTTTAAACCTTACCTGACCGGATACATGGTAATAACCGGCAATCGGGGCAGTAAATTTACTACCTGCGAAATCAGCACCCAAGTCATACTCTTCTGTGCCAAGGGTAACTTTAGTCAGTGTCGCATCCGTAAGGTTCTCTTGGTCAACAGCCGCATAAGCACTCGCACCAATAAGCGTCTTGGGTACATGATGAGTCGTATTGAGATGCAGGGATAACTCGTTCTCAATGTCCTCAATCCGCTGTACCGCTTCTTCCTGTAAGGCACGGTAAAGATACTCAAGATAGCGGTGTATCTTCGGGTCATCTATCCCGAAGGGATACTCAAATTGTCGAACACGCTCGATGGTCATGATACGTTAAAGAACTCTCCCCCAAGTTCATAGAATATCTCTAATGACAGCCACTCAAAGTTGGCGGTAGCCGAACTGTTATAAAGTTTAAAGTCAAAGGTATGTGCCGTCTTAATCCAATGGAAGTCTATCGACTTGACATCATCGCTGGCAGTACCAACCGTTTCAGAGTCATCCGTCCATGAGCCACCATCAGGGCGTATAGAACCCACGAACACCGCATTGGTAGTCTTATCACGGTAGATGAGTCTTGCCCCATAAACAGTCTTCCATCTTCCATGTGCTGCAGGGTCTTGGTCTGAGAAGTCGGTGATACCCGTCTGCCATGTGGAGGCTATTGCGGTACTATTATCGTTGCGGGTCGTACTTAATACTCTACAGATACTATTGGTATGACCGCCGATATAGAACCTGTCCCCTGAGATATACCACTTCCCACCAGACAACATATTGTCGGCTAAGTCATAGACATTCCAATTGTCATTTATGTAATCATAGGCTACAATCATAATGTCAGGACCAGAAAGCTCAAAAGACCACAGAATTTCATGCTCAATAGGATTGTGTGCCCCGACAGTATGACCCACCATTGAAGCGGCAACATAATTATCAAATATTTTATTTCTAATCTGAGAGTTCAAACCACCTACTGGCACAGGTTGTGAGCCTACCATCTTGTAAATATTGTCAGCCCCTACCCACCAGACAGTACCCATTGCATGAACAATAGAATAAGGTGCAATACACCCGATACCCGCTATCTGCCGTGGGAAAATAATAGGTGATGTTGATATGCCGCTACGGCTACCGAATACAATAGAATTTCGCTTGAAAACAACTAGGTCATTACCAACTTTACCAAGCCCCGTTATTGCCTCTTCACTCTCCAGCAAATCTACCGACCCCGCTGTGGAGTCTGTCCAGTCGGTAGGGTCGCCATTCTTAGACCACCGTACAGTCGTAGGTGAACGGTTGCCACTTTCCTCGGTATTGGCGAGTACCAATCTGTCTGCGTACTCAATACAGTATTTAGCACCTTTGGCATTAGTGGAATCGAGTGCGGCGGCATACCCTGTACCTGCCCAGTATTGAACATCTACACCTTGATTGGTAAAACAGAACTTATCATCTACAACAGCCCAATTCCATCGGTATTCCCCACATCCCCCATCCGCATCGGTAGGTACATCATAATTGTATTTCTGGCGGATTAGCCCACTCTTCTCTGAACCGGTCCATGAGCCAGTCGTGCCGTTAGTTGCATAGTTCCCATCTAAGGTACACTGAGTTTCGCCATCAACCGTCTTAATAGCCAACCATGCCGTATCGTCTTCCGCATTGGGGGTGTGGTCATCATCTAAAATAAATGCATCACCTGCCGCTGCTCCATCACTCTGGATAGTGGTGCCTGCCTTGAAGGTAACTACAGAATTGGCGGCATCCGTAATAGAGTCAATTTTAGCATCGTAGTTTAAGGTTTCTGTAATGTACGAATAGGTTTCACTACCACCTGTCTTGCGACAACAAAGGTCATACAGGTTAAAAAACAGATTGTATGTCGTGCCATCTTTTAGGTTAAAATCGGCAATACCATAAACAAACCCAGCACTTCTATCCTGAGTGTACCCCCACCGCTTCTTAGCTACATGGCGGTCAATCTTGATATTCTCAGTACCCCACGCACCATAACCCGCAGGCAACAGAAAGGGGTCAACACTTTCATCTACACTTGCCCCTATCGGGCGGATAACATACTTTCGTCTAGGCATTAGTATTTACGATTCTTGTACCCGTAGTTCAAACTACGTATATCTTTCCTGTCCAACTCTTCCTGGTCATAGATGCCGATTAACCCACCAACAGCATCCAGCCATTCCGCTTTCTTGGCTTCCGCTTTATCAAACTCCCCCAGTTTCATGTGGGCGATGATTACCGCCGTCTGAAGGATAATCTCATCCCATTCATCACCGAGTACCGTTGCACCCGTACCCGTCAAAAGAGTGGGGCGTTTCCGGTAAAGAATATCCAAGTCGTACTCATCATCAGGAGTCGGGTATAAATAGATGTAATCCCCTATCCTTACCCATTCCGTAGGTTCCCCCTCTGCGGTAGCGGTATCCCTATCGTCATAACTCCAGTATCTCCGCTTACTGATATTCTTTAATTTAGTGTTATTCGTTTCATCAAAAACGGTGTATATCAATAAGGCATCAGACGGCACATCAACATAAGCCGTACCATCGGTTGTTGCCTGAGATGTATCACTAGCATCCAATTCGGGGAAATTGAAAGACTTGCGGAGTCCCCAGAATCTATCCTGAGTGCAAATCTTCATATAGGCGGCATTAACGAATCCGCCTGTGTATGAATCTAGGTCGTCCCGCTGACCGAGTTCTAACAGTAAATCCGTTTTAAAAACGGCGAATGTCTTAACACCCACATCTATCCCCCTATTCGTCTATGAAGGACCATATCTCATTCTCTGGTACCATTTTGTGGGTTCCTTCAAATATCTTATACTTGGGCAGTCTTATGTTATGCCCCGCCCAAAAATCAATGACTATCTTATCCCCGACTTTGTACTTGTATCTGTCAACATCCACATTGGGACCGATAGCCTTAATTGTCGCAACCCTTGTAGGTTGATTTTGTTTCTGAGATAACCAAATCTCCCCCGCCTTCTCATGTTTCGGGTCTAACTCAACAAATAAATACTTATCAACCGGGCGTAACTTTAAATCTTCAGGCTCTAACTGCTCTACTTTCTCTTCTTCAGGTAACTTCACTTATCACTCCAAATCGTCTGAAATTTCTATTTCCGTATCATCTATGGCTTTATGGTGGAATCGCCAATGGTAATGGTCCAGGCAGTACCTATGCCCGTCTTCAGTCGCCAGTATCGTCATGGATTCTGGATACTGGGGCGCTGATTCTCCGTGGTCGCCGTACAGGTAAACTCTGTCAAACTGGAACGTGGTAGTATCCCCAGAGATTCCATTATGTTCTAAGTACACGGTTGCACTCACGCAGGATGCCGGAGTAACAAAACGGATTGTATGTCCTGCCCAGTCTTCACTCCCGTCTTTCCACGCTGTAGAGGTTATGTCCGCCCCATTGGTAGCGTCATAAACACGCACTCGGTACTTATATGCGGTACCACGCTTTTCCCAATAATCTATCTTATGCCCAGTTTCCGCTACCACCGTTACCGTCTGGTAAGCCTGCGGAGTATCTACCCCCGCCTCAGTAATAGTCAGGCAGTTGCTACTGAATGTGCCGCCTGTTGTGCTACTGAGGGATGCTGAGTTCCCTGCTGTCCACCCTGTGGTGGCAGAGGTAAAATCACCATTCGTCAATAAATCAGTAGCAGCGGTATGGGCACCCCCGCACAGGTAACACTCATACCACTTCTCATCAAGGTTTTCGTGAGTCTTGGGAGGGTCGCCTAGTTTCATTTCTGTGGCTGACTCGCCTTTTGTAGAAACTCAACCATGACCTCAATATTGTTTTGATTGAGTTTTACCTGTTTATACATTGAATACCCAAAAAATATAACGCTGGCGGCGATGAAAACAATGATAATGTGCTTGATTTTCAGCGGTGTGCTTGTGTCCAAGATTGTCATTTTTCTTCCTTGATAATTACCGTTCCCTTGATGCTCTGTGTACCACCTATAATGACAGCGCCCTGACTCTCACCCAATGTCCGTAAACAAACATCTGCCGAATTGGAACTGCCAACATCAGTCCATGTTCCAGAAGCCCCCGTAGCACTCACATAGCATTTGCCTGATTCGTTGGATGTGGTGTCATCATCTATCGCTATTGGTGTGGTATATGTGGAATAGACCATCTTGAGAACCACTACAATCTGGTCATCTTTATTGAAATTCTGCGGGGAATCCAAATAAATCGTATAAAGCCCCGCATTCGATATGGTAGAACTCTGAGAGGTTAACTCACTCCCCAGGTCCGTACCATCAAATGAGTCGTAAATATAAATGGTGTAGGTGCAGGACTCACCATTAGGCGCATAGAACATAACAGCATCCACCGACTGATGCTGAGATGCCGTGTATTTGCATAACCCATAATAAGTAGTCGCCCCGCCTATCTGTGTGCCCCAACCACTCTCATCATAATAATTGATAACACGGCTGGAATCCCATGTTTCCCAATTACTGATGTACCATGCCCCAGAGCCTACATTGGCATCGTGGTTTGTGCCTCCACTTCTATACGCATCCATGTAAAAATATCCGCTAGACCCCCAACTGGTTCCAAAACTGTTTTTAACTATCCAGTAGTCTGTACTAGAACCACTAGAACACCTATCTCTGGGACTATCACCATACCCCACAATCAGAACTGTATGGTTCGTACTCTCTGTTTCATTATGATAAGCGACACAAGTACCGTCATAGTTATAAATGAAATCCGAAGTATCAAACGGAGCGGTCCCATCAAGGTCAAAAGAAGCATCCATATCCGTAACCATCGGACCATAATCATAGAGACTCTGCTTAATAGCCGCTGGCGTAGTACCACCATACCTGTACCCCGTCAATAGATATTGCGGAGAACAACTACCTGCATTGCAAGCATCATCAGTAAATGTAAAGGCTTCGCAACTCTCCAACACAATACCCTGTGTACTCATAATGCCAAACCCCAGATGGATGGTTCCGTTGTTACACCCATCATATCCATCTTGGCGACACTCTTTAAGGAATTGCTCTGCCAAGTCAATGGTGTTACCAGGATCTCCAACGCTACCGCTACTCGGAAGCATAAGAGCAGACTCGAAACAAGCTACTGTAGCAAACGCCCAACAGACGTTACATTCCGTACCGCCTGGAGGTGATTCCGTAAACTGGTTCTTTATGGATGTTACAGCACTATTGGAATCATCTGCTGAAGTCCATGTAAATCCTGTATCAGCAGGGCTAGACTCTCTGGCTGGGTGTGGATAAGTATAAGCCGTGTAAAGTGGCATCTCTGATTCAAACCACTCAACATTTACCGTCCAATAGGGATTGCCGTCTTCATCATTACAGGCACTCACCTGTCGAGGAGTATTGTGTGATTCCCCATTAACTTTATTACCCCAGATATATAGGGCATCCAGTTCATCCCTGAGAGGCTGGTCATGCGTGACTATATAATTAGCCGATTGAATATCCTGACCAGATATGGCGGATAATTCTGTAGAAGCATGATGCTGATTCCTCTCATGTGTTATCGTGCAGGTGTAATTATCATACCCGTTGATAGCCGCCACTAATTCAGCGAATGTGTCATAACTGGCATTAGATAAATCAATGGTATGGTCGTAGGTATCGTTGGTACAATCTATGGTCATGGTACTGCCAGAGATTGTCAGAGTGGTTGCCTCTGCCCCTGTGTACCGGATGGTGAAGGCATCTAAACAATCATTGGCCGTACAGCACGGATGGGAGATATACCCAAATCGGTAATCAGCCTCTAACCCTGTAATGGTATTATTATAGATGACACCGCTACCAGACGAGAGTATAAAGAAATAATCGTTACCACCATCAGTACGGATATAGGTATTCTCATAAATCTCAATTTTCCTACCGCCTCGCCCATACTCGTCAGGACCATGTGTGTCCAACCCCTGTATAGAGCCAATAGACCAGTTTGCATTTAGCGTACAGTAGCGTAAGATATACCTACCGCCTGCCTGTGCTGTTACAAAATGCCGACAGTTGGTGAATGTGCAATCCTCAATATAGACACCATCAGACGTACCTAAAACCAGGGCATCACTTCGAGATAAATTACCTTGCGTTCCCGCAGCACTAGATTCTCCAGATGCTTCAGCATAATGGGCGACACCATAACCCAGTCCGTTACAGTCTATGTCAGTAATAGTGCAGTTCCAGATAACCCCATCACAGGGATATTCCTTCACGTAGATACCCGCAAAATCATTATCCGTAATTATCATGTCGTGGATGTCAAAATTTGTGCCACCTTCTATTTTGATATTGACACCCCACCCTACGCCACTAGCCACAGGGTAGCCATCTATCTGGAAATCCTTCATCTCCACATCATCAGCAGCGATGAGAAACAATGGAGCATTCTGATTTTGTACTGTGTTGGATTGGATGATTGTAGAGCTACTACCCTGCCCATAGATTGTCAGGTTGGCAACATTTATGGTAACTGTACCATTAAATGAGGAATACGTACCCGCAGGCAGTTGAACCGAATCCCCCTCATCAGCGGCATCTATGGCAGCCTGAATATCTGATTGTGACAGACTCGCAGCAGTATGGGTATCAGCATACAGAAATGACCCAAGTAAAAACAGGAATAAACAAAAGACTAGGCGTTTCACTTTTTCTTTCTACGCCTGAAGAGGACAAGGAAAAACCCAGATATACCCTGACCTACATAGCCAATGATAATAACTTTCGGGGTAAAACCAGACTCTTCATCTCCCCATGTAAGCTCACCATCAGCTTCATTCACATTGGCATATTGGAACGCTAACCAATCAGCACTTCTCACGGCATTGGAATACCGCCATTCTTCAAACTTGGCATCTGCCCAATCAATGTTGTCATACCCAGAACCGATAGTAATCACATCCGAAGAATCAATCTCCCCAGCATTGGAATCAGAATCAGAACCAACTGCCCCGTTGGTGTACATATAAAATGTTCCACTGTCCCGCACCATCGCATAATGAGTCCAAGTTGCGGTTACCAAGTCATCTGTATCAGAATTGGTAATCGTTAAATTATCAGCAACCTCTCCATAGACCCTCATCTCGCCAGGACTTGCAGCATCAACTCCAAACCATCTGAACCCATCATCTGAAGTGTCATCAAACCAACTGAAAAAGTCCTCGTTATCTTGCCATGTATCTATATACACCCATCCCTCAACCGTGACATCCGTTACCGTGAACTCGGCATGGTCAGCGAAGTTTATCTCGTCATCTGTTCCGTCCATATCGACACACCAATGAATTTTGCCTGTTTGCTGATAGGCTGTGATAGTGTTTACGGTAGAATCATGGCTAGTTGTCGCATCAGCAGAATCATAGATTGTTCCACTCGCCTCATCCATATGCCAAACAGCGATATAGTTGGAATCCCAGACTCCATTGGCTGTATTAGGGTCGCCTGCGGAAGCATTCCCATAGTAGAGATACCCCGTAGTCGAACCGTCTGAACTAATCTCCCAACTTGCCTGAGAAACATAACAGGTAATTAAGGCGTTACCCCCCGATTCCGAATAATCTATCCAATCAATATCAAGGTCAGTCGTACCATCCGACTGGGTAAACATAATATCCCATGACCCCGTGCCATCATCATCACAGTGGTCATCTATATCGCCATCGGATATATCCACCAACAACGGAAACTGAGTTACATTCGAGGCAAGGTTATCTCCCTGAATCGTAAACTGTTTCCGGTAACCATATCCACTTTTCCATGCCGCATACACGGGATGAACCAACATAAAACAGATTCCCCACACCAACCACGCATTGAACAACATGCACCACAGTAAGCCCTGCTTTCCGTACCACTTCGTCAGCATCTTCTACTCCTTACGGTTTCAGTAACCCTAATCGAACCTCTAATCCTTTCGCAGCCGAACCTGCATACAGGCTCACATCTACCCTTAATACATCACCGGATGTTAAATCATCTTCACTCGTATCTATCGTTCCCCTGTCATCTGAGGTCAGGCTATCATTCTCATTAGCTTGGATATTCTGAGCATCCGACATTACGTCAGCCGTTTGGGTCAGATTGTAAATATCTACTTCAACATCATTGGCTGCATCTACCGTATAAACATGACACTCAACAGACACTACATCGAATCCAGCTAATTCAGCAGGAACAGTGAAGTACATTTTCCCGTCACCAGAGGTCACAACGGTATCCTCTGCCATCACCTTGAGAATGACATTCTTGTACACCAATGTGTCGGGATCTGCCCATGACGTAGTTCCACTCCCATTCGTGGTAAACACATCTCCAGAATTACCATCTGTTGCAGGCAAAACAAGTGACAGATTGCCAGCAATAGCAGCCTGTGTGATAGATGTATAATTACTCTGGTCAGAGTCATGAATCCTCAAGTCGCCACCAGACCCACTATCAAGGGTTATCCCCGCAAAAGTCGGCGTAGCATCAGAACTGTAGTCCTGACTAACTGTAGCATTATCCTCAACCGTTAATGTCTTAGATGCCGCCGAGTAAGTCAGAGTCCCATCGTTGCCATCACCAATGGTTAGACCTTCGTTCATATCCAAGGTTCTATTACCGGAGTTGACCTTGATATTCAGCACTCGGTTAGAACTGTCATCCTCATTCCAGACAATCTCAATGTAGTTACTGTCATCTGTATCGAATCCGATAATACGCATGAGAGCATTTTGCCCCCAAACAAAGACAGATAGCCCCGCTACTAAAATTCCTATTTGAAATATCTTTTTCATCTCATACCCCTATGTCGTGACCCATCCAAGTCCACTGGAATTGATAATACTCCATTGAGTTGTTCCTGTAAGCATGAGGGTAATGGTTGCATATGTTTCCCCAGCTTGGTCGTTATACACTGTGCCACCCGCCGAACCATCATGGATGGTATCCGAATCTGAGGCATCAATAGTAACTTTGCCTGCACCCAACTTAATAAATGTACAAGAAATGCCAACATCAGAAGCCCCAACTGAGGGCAATGTAAAAGTCTTGTCACTAGCCGAGTTCATAGACAATGCTTTATCAATCTCCATATCAGCCGTAGTCACCGTATAGTCATCCGTTTTGGCGGTAACAGTTATCGTATTGCCTGCTCCCGATGAAGTGCCACTTGCGCTACTAACGTAGCCGCCCATCTTACTTCACCTCTAATGTGTGGACCGTGACTGTTCCTGATGCCGCCCTTCCATAAAGCGTACAACTGCCATCTAGCGTCAGAAACATAGTGCTTCCACCGTCAAGTTTGAATCCGCCTGTACCCGCCGTTTCATTAGCGGTAACATCAGAATTCCCTAAATAAACATATGTGCCAGATGACTCCGCATTAAAAACAAATATCCCCTTGCGGTTCGTCATCGCCGTTGCGGGTACTGCCCCTGCTGTAGTACCAACCTGAGTAACCTTCTGATCTATTTCTTTAAATTGTTCATATGTTCTTATCGGCAGCTTTCCCCCTTGAACCAGTGCGTCATTTGCCATTCTTCTCTCCTCTTCTCTTCCTTATCTACCAGCCCAGTAGCCATACGCAACTAATTGACGTTCAACCTCCTTGAGTTCTTCTTCACTCATCTCATCGGTTTCCCATAACGGGATATACTTGATACTGTACTGGCGTTTTTTGAATAATTCCTGAATGTACTCCCGCGAATCCTGCACATAGAACCTGATGAACCATGCACAATGCGGGCATTTGTAAGACATAATATTGAGATTAATTTCAGGGTCGAATGTTTCCTTATCAGGTTCCCACGGTTCTTTCGGTGGGTGTTCCTTGAACATAATCTCTTTCTGTGCATTCACACTCAACCTGAGTACCGAATGCCTAATTTGCATTTTTGTTTCTGTGCCTAACGATTGCTTGCACCTACCGCAAATCACATTAAATTTGGGCTTATGTCCCTGAATATCGTTGGTGCGTTCCCAAGCGGGTGTCAACTTGGTTGCTTCATCTTGATTCTTCGTATCAGCCATGTAAAAAATCCCCTCACTACGAGCCACGGTCTTCTCTTCCATTCCCGTGCTACCATGTTCTCAAACATCATCCATTCGTTCTTTTTCCACATCCTGTCGTGATGCTCTGGACTTATTGCCACGCCGTAAATGTCCTCGTACTCACAAAGCGGGCAATGTACCACTACGTCTGTAGCGAAACTCCACGGTTCATCTTCCTGGTCTTCGTGCATCTTGAAATTCAGGTGCTTGATGTCCCACAAGTACATCTCTGTATCAGGGTGGAAAAAACAGGTTGGACTAAAGTTTGCCTCTAGCCCTGAATACGTATCTTCAGTTTCCGTCCATACTGCCATTCTTACTCCGATAAATTATGTGCTACCTCAAATTCAACAATACTGGTATGCCATTCTCCTGTAGGGAACACGAAATGCCCTTGAGCCTTCCACTTCCCCCTTATGTCAAAAAAGTCTGATTCAGATACATACTTGACTTTCCCATCCGTACCATCAGTCACAAACACCGCAGGCTTAGTAATTACATTGTTTGTCTTTGGCTTATCAAAGATGATTTCCTTGGTTGTTGCCGCCGACAAGTCCATCACTTCCTCATTTGCACTAACGGTAAAAATGAGTCCCGTGCCTGTATCATCTATATGAATCGGTTCTGCCATGTTAAGCCTCTAAATTGAATGATTGCCCCTGACAGACCTCAAGGTTAAAACTGACTGTCGTTGAGCACGATAATGCCTTATTTACTTCCGTGCTACAGGACACATTAAAATCCTTCTCCGTCCGAAGAGATAATGACTTACTTACTGAAGTGGATAGATTTAGCCCGAAATCTACGATACTGCTAATCGCCAAGGGCAAGTTGGCATCCTGTGCCACATGGCGGACAAGTACGTAAATCTTATGAACTAATCCAACAATAATAGACATTACGGGTCGCTATATCCTATTGCTAACCAATCCACCGTGACACTTCCCTGCGTCTGTCCCTTGTCCTCATGTGTTTGAATACCAAACCCCGTAGTCGCCTTACTGTCGTATGATGCCATCACAGCATCAGATGGGTTCTGAGGGGTCAACAAAATCGCATAATTGGCATCTGAAAATGCCGTAGTAAACGTCACAGTAGCCACCCCACTTGAATTCGTGGTAGTGGAACCAGCCTTGTAGTCAACACTCCCCCCACCTGAATGGCTATGGAGGGTAGTAGTACTACCCCCCACTAGCTCAGAATGAGCAATCTGTTCAGACGTTATTGCCATTACGCCGAAACGTCATCATACTCAATATCCAACTTACCAGTTGAATCTCTATGGATATTCTTCACATAGTATTCACCAGCAGAAGGATTAGTCTTAACGATGTTTAAGTCGTCCTGACTGAGTGCCGCTTCCCTAGTAATAGCGTTGGAGGCATTGTTAATTGCCGTCACTACTTCATTATCAGTCGGGGGTGCGCCAGTATCATAAAGGTTACTGGAACCCTCACTAATATCGTCAGTATCTAATGCCGAAGCAGCGGTCCCTTCAATACAGCCTGCTCTCGTAATATTCGCTGAAGCTGCATTGACTTTCCCGACAATCTCATCATCCGTATATGCTTGTGCATTGGGATCTAATTGCATTGATTGAATCGCCATATGGCTCTCCTATTAAGTCTCGTACTCGACCTCTAGCTTTGTGCCTTGTGGTCGAACAAATAAATTCGTTACCCGATATGTGCCATCGGGCGGTGAGGAAACAGGCATAATACTTACATCTTCTAGGGTGTATGTAGTTATACCTTCCCCCGATATTTCCAAATCATACAAACCTGGGTCAGCGTAGAAGACAAACCTACCATAAGGATCAGTGGAGATTGGATTGGAGGCAGTAGCACCCCCTGTGTTTTGATAGAGTGTACTCAAATCCTCTGTGTTGGCATCATAAACCGTTACGGTAGCCTGTACACCTACCCCCGTCAAAAGATTAGCTACTGCATTATGATAAGCTATCTTGTATGCCATTATTTCACTTTATCTATGTCCTGACCTCGAAGGAAGCCAGCATTCTTTCCCGTTTTGTCGCATATTTTTTTTTCGGCAAATTTCAGCTTATCCAACTGCTCATCTGTCATACTGCGGAATCCTTCCTTTCTCCAATTCTCTTCCTGTTCCGCACGAGTCTTACCAAATATTTTTCTGTCGTGGTCCCCACCTTTAATGATAATGTGCATTGCGACCTCCATGAAGAATAGGGCGGGTTGCCCCGCCCCATCCATAAACTCTATGCTACTTAACTCCCGCCGTCTGCGTTATCCTGCAGTCCAGCATCGTCATATGCCGCAGCAACCTCAATACCACCAGTAACCAACGAATCCGTGCCAATGTCAGCACTAGCACAATAAATATTGGCTACCACGCCAGTATTGCTACTTCCAGTAATGGTGATATACTCACCCGTGTCTGTTTCCTCACTGAAGTAGATGTCCCGAATCACGGCACTGTACCAAGGAGCAGCCCCTCTGATTCCAGCCTGACTCATGTTATTAGCGTTTCCACCAATAAAATCGCAATTAGCGATAATCGGGCGAACAACCTGATTAGACGAACCAACCAAATTAATTCCACCCATCGTTCCGTCATACTTAGCCTGGAATCGACACTTAACAATCTGAAGCTCATTAGCCCCATTGCCATAGAGAGGTACATCCCCCTTGAAAGCACAGTTGTAGGCTGAGAAGCCAGTCGTGCCTTCCTGGGTTCTGGTCGCACCATTGTTCCGCAAATTGATAATATAGTTCGAGGCACCTTCGCCAAAGAAACCAATATTCTCAAGATGCAACGCTGGCGCATCAACAGTCAGGTGCGGTCCAGTAGAATGTTTCCACCGAACACCCAAGAAATCCTGCGGATAGTGACATGGCGTAATTCCGATAATAGAGATGTTGGCATTTGTAGCTACAACACCGCTTCCACCGCTTCCGCCCAATGTGACACTAACATCTTCCTGATACCGCCTGAAACCCTGTCCAAGCTGATAAGCCCTGGGTGCAACGTAAATAACGTCACCCCCTGTTGCCAAGGCAACGGCTTGTGTGATAGTCTGCATAGCGTCATCGGGTCTTTTTCCGCCATTACTAGCCGAACCATTATCATAGTCCACGAAATAATGGGTAGCCCACGGATTGGAAAACCGTCTTCCACTTATAGGTGCCCCACCAAACTCGTAAACCATATCTCCAAAAGTTGTCATTTATTTCTCCATCCCCCTGTCCTCATCGCTCTCGCATCACAGGTCTAGGACAAGCATGAGGTGGGGTTGTGGCGGGAAATCACTCATCCCTAGAAGAATGTTCCCCGCCTATTTCCATCAGAACAAGTATCTGTCCTTTTCTAACTTCCTTTTCGCAAGAAGGACATTCGACCTTCTCACCAATCGGATGAAATATCGTCCCCTTAATCGAGGATAAATCTACTGGCGAACAGTAGAAACAATATCTCCTGATTACGCATCTCCTAAGTAAAACGAGCGGGGATCGCCAAATCCGTAATTAAACCATTGCTGGCTAGTTACGATGGTATTCCGAGAAGTATTAGGAGCGTCCTGCACCTTGAGGTCGGGTTCTTCTGATGTCATAACATAGATGTCATAATCATCATCCTTGGCAATCATTCCCCAAGAGGTTGTAGCGGTAAGTCTATGGTACACGAATAACTGTAAACCATAGTCCTGTGCTACGTTGGTTGTATTGTCACCCGTGTAGGGTTTCAATTCTGAACCAAGTATTTCCCGTCCTTCCCAGCGAAGGTTAGGATTAACAAACAGGTGCGTAGGTGTCTTCACAATGTCGTACCCGTCATCATCAACAAGAGTGTCGAAGTACACGGCAGCACTTTCAAATGAAGAAACACCCAGAGCTGCATCGAGGTAGTTGTCATAGGTTGTTCCGCCGTCATCCTTACAGGTATGACTATTGGAAGCGAGCGCTAATCCATCAAACCCCGAAGCGTAAGTTGTAGCGGTAGCGTTATTGAACATCTTAGCGAGTTCAATATCTTTCTCTTCCCGCATATTCTTACTCAGCTTTGCGGTCAAGTCTTTCATCATTCCGTATCGGTTGAATTTCTTCATACCGGCGGTAATCTCAAATCCCAGACCGTAGCGTTCCTGCCTGATGTCCTGAGTATCGGGACTAGGAGTTTCTGCCAGCGGAATATTTCCACCGTCAGCTATCTGCTGCATCCCAGACAGACCGGCGATTCTTGCCCGCCTCTCATACTCATCTTTCACTTTGATGTGTTTAACCATCGTTTCGGCTTCATACATCGCCTTACGTTTGGTTGAATCAAACACGTCCCAGAGAAGCGACTTAAAGAAATCGCGATTGGTTGTTGTATCCCAATGTATGTTATGTGCCATTGTCGCCTCTCCTTAGTACTGCCCAGCGCAAGCGTGTGAAGTAAATCGAATTAACATCCGTCCACCCTTAATACCTTCGTCGCCCCTGCGGTACTTTTCAATCACCACACCGGCTCCGCCTGTCGCAGCAGTACTCTGTGCGTACCATGCACCAACGGTTGTAGTTGTGGTGGTCGTTCCATTACTCAATGTGTAAGTGGTAACGGCTTTGTACGCCAGTTTCACATTTTTGCCCTCGTCATAAGTCGCCTTCGTAGAAGGTTTCTTACCTGGCTGGGCGTGAACTTCCCATAACTGTTCCGGTGTGATAATGTAAACCGGAATCAGGGTATTTGCGGTCCCTGTCGCATCCCTAGCAGCCACACCAATAATCCCAGTTTCGATACCTGTGGTAGTCTTTGTGGAATTAGAAGGCGTGGTAAACTGCACTACTTTACCGCTGGACATCTTCACAATATCGCCCCGGTTAAAGGATTGTGTAGAACCCTCGGAAAGCAGCTGGATGTTATTCGGACCATCCCGTAAAACAAAACCGAACTTAAATTTCGGTGTTACAACAGCCATTTTTATCCTCTATTCGACTGCTACAGACCTAATTCAGCGACCTCCTCCTCGGTAATAAGCCGTGAGCCTGCTTTCTGAGCTTCCGCAGCTAGTTCGCTACGTAACTTGGCTTTCTGCCTATCACTTTTAGCGGTTTCCCGCCTGCGTTTCTCAATGTACACTTCAAGAGGTATCTTCATTAACACGGCATCACGGTGCTTAAATTCGCTGCCCGTCCAGACAGCCCCAGACACCCATACCTTGTCTTTCGGCGTAACTAATGTTGCCGAATACAGTTCTTTCCAGCGGGAAGCAAAACTTGAACCCGCTTTATCCTGCATTGTCGAACCCCATTTCAGCTTATAATCCGGTCCACGAATAACCTTGCGGTCAACCAGTACCTTCTCGATGAACTTAAACTTATTGTCCATGAGTTTCTGGTCATACCCGCTTTCCAGCTTTGAGAGAGTCGTTGTCGCTGAATCTAAATCCTTACTGGCTTTATCTACCCGCTTTTTGAGTTTAGCGTAACTCGCATCCTCTTTAGTCAATTCCTTGAGTATGTTCCCTGCTTGAGTTTCCTCTTGGGTCGCCTTTTGTACGGCTTTCCTCGCCTCTGCAATCTCCAAATCCAAGTCCAATGTGGACTTCTTTAAATCGTATATCTGACAATCTTTCAGTAGCATTTCTTACTCCTTTTGAATGTCAAGGGACATACGAGGATCTGGGTTCTTCCGCCAGTTTTGAATCATCTTAGCAGCCTTTTCCTTAGAATCGACACCGAATCCTTCCATCAACTCTAAAGTCAATGGGTCGAACTGGATGTCGTCTGTGTCTGAATCTGTGACTTGCGGTTTCGCCGTCGGTGGTAAGTCCCCTGTGGGTGGCGTTGGTGGTATAGGTGGCGTAGATTGGAGCTTAAAATCGTTCTGAACGAGTTTAGTTTGCCCCGCCGCCATCATCCAGGCTTCAGGCTTCTTGGCTAGGCTAGGATGGAGTTGACCTGACTGTATCCCACCAAAGATGGTCTGTTGGAGTTGATTGTCATCAACCCCCTCAAATATGTCTGGTCGCTCCTTCTTTGCCCGTGCCAATGCCATCGGTCCTTCTGACCACGCTTCTTGATACATCTTGTTCTGATCACGATAATCAAGGATTTGATTAAGTGTTTGAACCGGATTCTCAAGTAACGCATCCACAAGTCTTGACTGGTCCACTGGTGGGTCTGGCGTAGGCTGTGGGGCAGCTTGCTGTTGCTGCTGCTGATACCACGACTGGTACGCCTGCAAGTCTTTTTTAAGAGTTTCCACTTCTTTAGAAGTTTCGCCTTTTACTTCATCGAGCTTCTTGTCGAAGTGAGCCTCTTTCTCTTGGTACATCTTCAAGATTTCTTCCCGTGATTTGCCCTTGAATCTTTCAGGTTCACCGGAATCCGTCTGTGGAGTACCTTCCGTGTTTAGGTCCGCCTGTGACGTTCCCCCCGAAGAGGCATCATCAGCCGGTTTGCCCAAATCGTCTGTCATGTAAAACTCCTATTCGCAAGGTCGGCCTAACCCGTTTGCCCTGCTTTTAATGCTTCATCCAACTCTTTTGCGAGTTGGTCATACTCTGATTTAATGCTTTTAAACGCCTCTGTGTGCCCCGCCCAATAGTCCCGTGATTGCTCATCAGCATTCTTGGAAACCATGCGCTCAAGGTTAGTGAGGCGTTTCGATTTTAGTCTGTCAAAGAACAATTCAAGAAAACGGTTACCTACCGTAACTCGGTAGTCAGCGTTTAACTTCCGAAGCTCACCAACTGTGAACTCCAGTTTCCTAACAACATTAATATCCTGCATTCTGTGGTCCCATTGTCTGTATCGGCATCGGCTGTGCCCCTAATGCCTCATCCATCTGCATCTGCATTTCCTGTATCTTTTGCTCGTATTGCTGTGCCTGTTGCTGAGTAGCCTGCTGTACCGCCTGCTCAACCATCATCTGCATCTGTTGCATAAGTGCCTGGTCAAGTATCTCTTCAGGGATACTGTCTACCAGAGATTCCGCATCCACATTACCGAAATCCCTGACTATCCTCTCCATCAGCTTCTCAAATATCTTCGACCACTTGATAAACAATGGTTTCATATCTGGCGGTACTTCATGATTAAGTAACATCTCTACCATGCCCGCCAGTTTTGTATAATAATCACCAAGTAACTGATACAGAGTCAGGTCAATCTCTCTCCGTATCTCAGTATTCATTACCTCGCTTGAAGCCATCAGGTCTATGGCGATACCATCCCGAATCATCTCAAATGGGAAGTCCAACTCAGCCTTGTTGAATACCTTGCCTTTCTTGGTGTCTTTCTCTACCTGATACTCAAAATGGGGTTGATTCTGAGCGAAGTTCTCAACAACCTCCATATAAATATCTTTTATTCCGCCACGTACATTTTCCCCGCCAACTTTGAGTTTTTTATTTAATTCTTGGATTAATGCCAGGGTTTCCCTTGCCACAGGTCGTTCAGAAGTAGGTTGCCCCATAAAACTCGGTGCATTACCGATAGCCTCATCCCCCGCCTGTGAGAGCATCTGTTCCTCGGCAATCGTGCTAGGAAGGTCGCCCTGATGAAATACCATCATCTGAAGGTCATTTTCTGGATCTTCCGTGTCAACTATCGTCCCAGGCTCATAATCCTTGTAATTTTCCGCACCTGACCCAATCCTACGCTTGAAAAGGGGTACAACGGTCTGGTGCAGGTAATCTATTCTCAGGTTATGGAAGGTATCTATCTCTTCCTGAATTTTCTCTAATATCGCACATAAGCCTTCCCCATCGAACGAAAACTCGATAGGGTTAAATATTAACGGCACAAATGGTCTAAAACCGTAAAATAAGTGGTTATAATTGGCTTTTAGTACCATCGCCGACTCAGGGTGAAATTCAACGATAATATCATCTGCTTCCCCGTCATTATCGACATCATATCGGTACCATAACCGCCAAACTTCGATTTTTTCCCGAATATGGTCGTCATAATCCTTATTCGAGTCCGAAATTCGGGCTTGTTTCGTTTCGTCAAGCTCATCCCCGACTATTTTCTTGGCTTCTTCCTCGGATATGTCGTAATATTTCGTTTTTACCCGCAAATCGAAGACATGACGGGGTACATAAGTCCGATAACCGCAAATATTGGCATCCTCTATATTTACGGCATCGCTAGAAATCAGGAAATCTTCCCTTGAAATCGCCCGCAAAATCGGTCCTTCATAGACAGTCTGCGGAACCTTAACTAAAAACTCCCCTTCTTGGGTTTTGTACTTCTTAATGCCCTTGTTCTTCTTCTCATCTGGGGTAGCATAGCGTACATAGGTCTTTTTTCGCCGTTCATTATCAATCATTACTATGCCCGTCCCCGCTTTCAGGCATTGCAATAACGGGGAAAAAATAGTTTTACGAAAATCAACGATATGTTTCCGCCACCATTCAAGCCCATCCTCAAGTTTCGGGGCTAAATCTACTGCCCACTCTTCAAGCGGACGCAATACAGCAACTTTCTGTTGCCCGAAAATCAGGTCAATAAGCCTAACAGCGATAGAATCTACCCTAGAACGGGTATATGGTGCAGCGGTATTAGCCTGAGTAGGTTTGCGCTCTTTTTTAATGCCACGGTACTGCTTATTCCAATTCTCAATCTTCTTTACCAGTTTTTCCTGATTCCGCAGTTCCGTGGAAAGAATAGTATCTATCTCATGGGAAAGGGACTCTTTTAAAGGTACTCCCTTGATTTTTTTCTTTAAATTGACCTTGACCCCGCCCATGAACGGGTCAACATCAGATTTAGTCTGCTGAAACTCTTTATCTTTAGCCATTTTATAAAAGTATTCTTATAGACACAGGGTCTTGCCCACACTTGGGGCATTTATAATGATATTCCCCTGGCCGTTCATTAGGCTTGTTTTCTGTGCTTTTCTCAGGTATTACATTGCAACACCGAGTCCGTCTTTGTTGTAGTTCTTTACTCATTAATTGTTTCCAAATACATAATCCGCCCACTTGTCCACATGGTCATAAGTGGTAGTTAGGGTTTTCCCCGGAAAGGTGCCCGGAGGCAGGAAAATCGTTTCCCCGTGAAAAACGTAACAGATTTTAATTACGTCTTTTTGCGAATCTTCTTCTTTTTCGATTTAGCTTTCTTTAATGTGCCGTAAACGTAGGCATCGGCCCGTTTACCTTTTAGCCCCTTCTTCCTGGCTTGCTTCTTTAATGCTTCGTGTAATTTTTTAGGCAATGCGATCCCACTCAGTATTTATCTGCCTAATTACTCCCCTTCGCAATATGCGACTCTATCCCGAATATGTAGCAGACATTGACTAAGGACTTACCCTTTCGCCATTTTCTGCCATGATTACCTATACTTATTCAAAACTATAGTTAAACTTCTAATTTATCAAGAATAATGAGAAGATTATCTAATGCTTTTTCAGTAGCCTTCCCAGCCTGTGGATACGGTATATGCTCAAGCTTCTGTATCACATCCATATTCATCTGGTAAAGTGTCAATAACCGTTCGAACTTCCGCCCTTTCTCTGTCATCTGCCCCTCCGCTTATTTTTTGCGAAAAAATTTTAGTAAATTGATAAGGATTATAATAGCGAATACGCAAAAGAACCATTCAACCCGTATATCCGCCCTTACCACAAACGATACAAAATCCATCTCAGTTATCATCTCTTTATCTCAAATAACCATATAACAAACCCAGCACCGATACATACTCCAGCTAATACCAACAATAATCCGTCAATCATCTGCTACCTCCGCATCCAGATTTGGTGGCGCCCAAATATGACCTTCCCTTACCGCTCGAACGAAGCAAGGTCCACACACAGCAGGGTCACTTAAACAATTATATACAAACGGTTTACATGACCACTTCCACTGATCCCACTCAATCATAACTGTATAATACTCTGCATGATGTCTTGTCGCAAATGGCTTGTTACAAATATCACAATGAATCATCCTCTATCTCCGCAATCCTCTGTAATAGTGCAATATCCTCCTCATCAATCAGCCCCCAATACAACTCCTGAATCGACATTCCTTCCATGCCGTCCAAAAACGGCAATATGCTCTGCCTGTTGATTACCTGCTTCGACTTCTCCGCTATATCCTGCTCGAATACTGCCCGTATTTCCTCTTCCGTACTCAACCATATCTCCTGCTAGACCTCCGTGTGAAATTGATTCACTCTCTACGTAAAACATTATATCATGCGTAACGGATTTGTCAACCCCTATTTCCCCCGTTTTATGGTATCTATGATTCTCTCAACGACCTTTGCGCCGAGTAACGCCAACCCAATAACCTTCGCTATCGCCTTAAATGGTAACTTCATTTCTCCCCTCTCTTATAGAACTTCTCAGTAGGTAGCCCCTTAAACCCCCCTGGTGCGGAAGGCACCTTAGTCCAGCTCCTACTCTTACATTTCGGGCAAGCATCCAGTTCCGCCGGATGTGTTACATCCGTCTTTACATACCCACACACATAGCAACGAAAATCCCTTATGGGTGCCATCGTCCACGCCCCTTATTCTGCCAATAAATGTACTCTTCCCATGTTGGGGGATATGGCTCATTCCGCCATTGTGCCTTAAATAGATGATTTTCACCCTCATCTACTCGGCGACTCTTGCATTCCCACCACTCGTTACCATCTGCCATGATATAATGATTCTCCCACTCCTCATGTCTAACCGCTAGACTTTTATCCGCGCCTTTAAGCGCGGGTAAAAACGGGGCACATAGTAATGCACCTAGACTGACTAAGAACTTACCCCTCGTCATTGTATTGCTCCTCTACTTTCAACCCACCTAGTTCCCCCGCAATCTTTTCCGCCCATTCAAACGCATGGCACTTATCATAAAACCTTGCTAAAAACCTCATCCCATCCGTACTGGGACATTGTTCATAGACAGAATACTCATTCCTGTTAAATCGCCTCGCGCTATCATCCAACACCACTACAATCTTATGCTTCATCTTTCTTCTCCAACTTATACGGATATGGTTCACTTTTTTTGAGTTCAACCCCTAGATAATGGAACAATAACTCAAACAACTTGGAGATATGGATATATTCCTGCATACCAAACAGCCCTCCCCAAAGACTTAAACCATACTCCTCTAGTTTCATTACCTTTCCATGTAATCGTTGTAACCTCTCATCCATTTGTTGCTCATCTCTTGTTGCCCCCCATCTCCTCGGCTCGTACTCCACAAATTGAGTGGTAGTCTTGCAAGATGGACATTTATAACTCCACTTCTTACTCATCCTTCTTCTCCTTTGCTACCCCTACCCCCAAAAAATCCAAAAACACCACCAATACCGAAATTGACGGTAACATAGCCTCCGACACATGACATTCTCGTATTGCCTGCAATCTTGCTATTTCCACATCAATCATATTGACCATTATTAATCGGTTAGTCATCTTTCTTCTCCTCAGTTTTTACCCGCCGTTTTTCCTCATCTAAAAAATCCCTCACCTTCGGTGGTAATACAGGGGGAACCAACTGTAACGCATCCTTCCCTATATACTCTATCGCCCTCTTGAAATTTTCCTCTGTCAACGCTTCCATAGCCTCCGCCTGTTCGCGGCGGTACCTAGCCAACTCATCCACTATGGTACCCTTATCCTTTTTCTTCTTTCTCATTCAATTTACTCCCGCGCGGGTAATAACTCAGGATTCTCATAAATATTCCCTATTACTTCACAATCCTCTGCTACTATATGTAAATAATGTGCAATTACAGCATGCTCATCTTCCTTGGCTAAGAAACCACCATCTTCATACACAATTGACAACTTGTCCCCATAAAATCCACACGCGGGGTCATCACGAGCCAATATCTCTTTGTAAACAATATCCCCCTCATATATCTCCTTACCATTCTTATCCTTTAACCCCGTGTACTGCATAAGTACATACCTCTCCTCTATGCGAACACAAGTTGTTTTTTCATCCCAAGGAGTAATCGCCACTACATGACCATCAAGGGTTAGGAAAATATTTTTACCACTCACCCCGTCATACACCCTATGATCTGGTGTACTCTGGCTTGAAATTTTGTAGTGACAAAACATCCCCCCATTCTCAACCGGGGTAATTTTTATAAATTCACGGTACTTCTTATCCCATGCCCGAAACTTAATTTCTCTCATGGTATGTAATCCCATATACATACTATTGAACAATAGAAAAACACCATGGCCGACACTATGAACAATAAAACGCCCACATAAAACCCGATATTCTCCTCATCCTCAAACGCATTACCTAATAATACCCCAAAAAAAATACCCCAAAGCGCAGTTAATAAAATCTTTAATTCAATCATCCTATTCTCCTTATTTTGCGCGGGTAAATATCCATACCTATAACATAACAAATCCGTTCCCCTTTGTCAAGCATTACCTAAAATTAAATACACTTTTTTAAACACCCCTAGTTCACCTTCACGTTCACCCACTTGTTCACCTATGGTAACAATACGTCTGATTACACTAATAACCATACAACACAATACGCTAATCCACCCCCATATGCTATAAATTTATTTTGCGTATCAGAGAGCGGGTTACCCCCCACCCAAACCCCAATGGGGGAGGGTGACTCCCTAATAGGGGAAAAAGAGAGGGGTAGGGATAGTAAATTACCAGAGGTAGGGGTGGGTGGAGAGGGGTTACCCCTGGAGGTCCCCAATATAGGGTATATATAGGCGGATGGAGTATGGAGAGAGGGGTAGTAGTTATGTCTTAGTGGGGTATTATTAAGTAGTGTTATGGGGGATTCTGGATTTACCCGCCGCCGGCTGCGGTTTGTGGCCGGCTCGATGTCCAGTTGGGCAACAGTTGGATCCGTGTTCACCTCTTTTTTTGTGCCACCGGGAAGACTTTTTTCTTGAGGGAAATGAAAAAAAATGAAAATAAAACTTGACAAATACGTTCCTCGAACCGATATTGAATACAGAGGTGAAAAAAAATGAAAGCTCAAATCATTCTTATAACCAGAGAAAATAAAGGATATGACATCTCCGTCTATGATCACAATGGACAAAAAATCAATACAGCATGGCAAGCGACACACAATGGAGCTTTACGCGTTAAGTTGATATTCCAAGATTATTATACAGACGAAAATGGACAGAGGTTATCCTGCGAAGAGAGATTGTAATTTACCCCGCCATGTCTAGCCATTAGACATAGGCGGGTATCTTATATGAGAGGTGAGTTATGAGATATGACCTAGTAAGTGAATTTAACACAAGGGAGAGGCAACAATCATGCAAGGGGTGTCAATGTGTTACTTGCCAGAATAATGAGTGTCCCGTCAAGTGTAAAGCACATATTGCTTGCATGTCTAGGGTTACACGATGCCAAAATTACAGAGGAGTAAAATAAAATGACAAGGGATAAACTGTTGGGAAGGTTAAAACTCTGGAAGAACCTCCCAGACTATGTCTTGGGATCGAAAGATGACGATAAAGAGATATATGAACAAATCTGCAATATCATAAACGAATATTATTCCAACTACCACAAAAAAAACGCGGATAAATAAAGATACACTAAATGATCTCAACGAGGGAAAAAATGAGCGAACGAACGACCTTTAAGGGAGTGAGAGAGCTATATATACTCCTCCCCTCTTATAATAAATATTCTTTTATAGGGAGTCTACATGATTTACCGCGCCAACAGGGGTGAGAGGGATGTGGATGTCTACAAAAGTACACAGTATTCTACAAGAGTACACAAAAGGATTTACCCGCATTTTTGCGGAGAAAATAAATAATAGGAGGTTTAGTATTATGAGGCAAATTTTAATCAAATATGAAGGCTATTGCCGAAGATGTGAAAAGGATTTAGAAATCGGACAACAAGCCTTCTATGAGAAAAGCATGGGAGTATTCTGCTTAGGTTGTGAACCTACCGACACCGAAGAAATCAGGCATTTTAGACAACTGAAAGCGGATAAGAAAGCAGAGAGGCTTAACAATCGAGCCGACAGGTTAGAAAGAGAAGCGGAACAAAAGATGTCTGCTTTCAATGAAGCAAGAAAAGATTGGGCTTGGGTTACGCAGCCGGGGCACATCCCCGGACGAGACAAGATATTAAAGCGATATGACAAGGGGCACGAATTGTTGAGAGAAGCAAATCAAGCAAGGGATCGTGCAGAGAGTGTTAAAAAAGTTCGGGTTGCTGGTGATGCTGAGAGAAAAAGACAGGCTACTCGCGAAGCTATGGATTCATTAGTGAAAAAAGGAAGCAGAGTACATGATTTTGCTTTCGGTGATGGCACTGTTGTATCAGTGCACAAGAAAAGCTATCGAATCCAATTTGATAGGGGCTATACATATGCGAGGGATAAATCTTATGTACGCCCATTATAAAACAAGGAGGAAAGAATGAAGGGAGGCATTAATGCGGGAAGAAACAAAAGAGTTTAAATGTCCTATGGTAGGGAATGAGCAATGGGATGCGGAGTGTAACTTGGTAGATTATTATTTTTGCCCGGTCGCTGCAATCCCATTTATGGAGATCGCTATTATTAACGATTACCCCGAATGTCCATTTTCATGGCAAGTGGAGTAAAAAAGGGAGGTTAATATGAACAGGCTAATACTTTGGGAGGAACAAAAAACAAAGGTATGTGACTATTATATGTGCAAGGGAATGAATGGTAAGCAATACCCCGATTGTAGAACATATCACTATTGCCATCTAACGGATGACATCCAGCCTTTGCTCACATTTCTAAGTGAGGACAAAAACAAGGAGGAAAAATGAAAACACTCGATAAACACATCAATGATGCACTTTATGAGATTGACGACATTATAGCCGTTGACGGAGATTGCAACCATGAGATTGATTCTGATGCGTTCCATACTTATAACTCAGTGTCGCATTCCATTACTGAACGTGGGCTGGAGAAGATCCGAGCGGTCCTCATCGCTCTAGCCGGCGCAGCAGAGTTAAAGGGTCAACAAGAGGCATATGATAAATTTTTGTCTATCGTTGATTCAATGCAGAGTGAATAATATTTACCCGCGAAGTCTAACGGTTAGACACAAGGAGGAAAGAATGAGCGAATACAAATGGAAGGCTATCAACAAGGATACTATCAACTTCACGACCAAAGATTCGCATGGATGGATTCAATGGAAAGGCACACAAGCATGCGTGGATATTCATTGTGCTAAGTGTGGTTGCCACAGTCATTATGATGGTGATTTTATGTATTTTGTGAAGTGTCCCAAATGCGGGCAAATCTATGAGTGTAATGGGTATATTGAGTTAATACCGACAGAAATTCAAGAGAGTGACCACGCTGTACAATATCCAGAGAATTGTGATGAGTCTTGGTGGGAATAATGACAACAATATGCGATAACTGCAAAAAGGAAAAGCCGATAGAAGAAATGTGTCTTTGTTATTGGCAAGAGGTATGGTGCGAAGAATGTATCCGCAACCTATGGCTTGAGCAAGAGTTGCGGGAACAATAGTCTAGCGGTTAGACAAATGAAACTACATAGACGACCTGGCAATAAATTTTGGTTTGACGACCCTTGGGAATGGCTAAAAAAGAATGGTTGCCTTTCAGACGATGAATATGTATGTCATGGTGAGTATATATGCCACCGCTTCCATGAAATCAACGCAACGCATCATTATATCAGAAGAAAACATGAAGTAGTATGCTTGGTGGAGGACACGTGGTAAAGAAATGAAACCAAACAAGCGAATATGCAAAGGAGGTCACAATGAGTGAATTATTCAGTAATTGTTGTTGGAGTCATTACTATGTTTCTTATGGGCGAGCTATTTGTTTTGCTTGTGGCAATGTATGTACCGCCATTCCTGTGTCGGAAGATATGCACAAACGAGCAGAACGATGGAGAAATCTTGCTATAAAGCAAGGGTATAAAAACGGAGAAGATTAACAATCGGGAGTAAAAAGCAGGAGGTCACAATGTATCAACAAAAGTATTCGCGGGCAAAACTTGAACCTCTCCCTGGACGCTGTTGCAGCAGAGTATTAAATGATTGAAGCTCAATTAAACCTTGTCAGCTAATGGAACAACTAACCGATAATTCGGCTGAATTACGCGAACAAATCTTAGGTGGAACGATGGGCAAAGAAGATTCTGAGTTATTCGCTGAGGATTTAATGTATTTTGCTCGGCGCGCTGTGCTTGAACACAAGTCGTTACTGAAATAATGATCCAAAAAAGTTTATTATTCCAAAAAAATTTGCTTGACATATCATCGGTTTTCGATTATTATAGGAGTGTCGAAGGCATTATGATGTTAATCATTACGGGTAAATTTAAAGGAGGTGTGTTATGTCACACATGAGTAACAAGAATGTCGATGAGTTAAATGCGAAAAGAATCGCAAAGGTTGAGGGTTATGTTTGCGATGAGTGCCACGAACCCTATTGGACAGGGTATAACGGGCGGTGGTGCAGCAGAGCCTGTTTCGAGGCATACAATGGCGAGCAAACAACCAAGATAAGCGAAATGACCATCGAGGAGTTAATCAATAACCCCCTTGATGCAATTGAGCCTATCGTTGACCGGGAACATGAGAAGGTCAACAACTTGCGGACAGGTAAAACATTGCCGTTAAGGTGAGTACGTATGAGGATTTTAAAAAGTATTTTGCCCCGTTTAGTTATGAGGCAAAGCAAACAATGGAGGAACACATGAGTGAGGAAAAAGAAACAACGGGGGTCATCGACAAGGTTGCGGTTTCAGAAACGGAGAAATATACAAAGTACAGCTTTAAACTTGACGATGGCGAATGGTACAGCCAGTTCAAAAACAATATCCCCGACGATGCCCTGGACGTAGTAACCAGTTTAAAAGAAGGGGATACCGTATTCTTGAAATGGGAACCAAGCAAATGCGGGAGGTACCGCAATTTTATCTATGCAGAGCATATCATCCAACAGGAATCACCGCCTGATGCCAAGCCCCCCCCTACTTCGACAGCGTACACAAATCGAGACAGAATTGAGTTGCTTCGTATTGCCGCCAACAATGCGACAGCCCTGACCAAGACGGATGGCGAGGAAGCAGATCCCAAGCAATGGGCGGTAATGTTCAGCACTATTCTACAAACACTCAAGACGGAGTTCCCGGAAATCTGATGAGTGTGATGCAGATCTACCAGGATAAGTTGTTCGCTCTCCTAGACCACGCCTGCATGATGTATTTACAGGTATTCCACCGGCGACACGGAGAGGTAAGCAGCATAGACCGGGCGCGGGTAATGAATCTGGATACCCGCATTAGAACATTCCTATGGGAGTTTAGTATAGACCTGGAACATGAGCGACTGCGTCAAAAGGAGGAACAATGAAGATGACCGAACGCCCTGAAATAGCACAGGACTATATCCAACACTTGAGAGATATAGTCGAAGGGCGCAAGTCTATACCATCTGTACAATATGACCAAAACCATAGAAAAGAACATACTCATGGTGGGCAACTCTATAAGCATTTATGCCCACTTCCCCCATTCTATAAACGTGCGGGATACGACATCTTGCCATCTTCTGATGATACTATTATGAAGTTTGGTAGAGGGCGAGGCATAGAGCGACTGATAGCGACTGAACAGGAATCCGTATGTAAGGATGGGATATGGATTACGCCTGATGATAAACACCCGAAATGGGGATGGGGGGAAATCAAGAGTACCGCCCAATCTTCATATCAGTTTAACCCAGAAAAGGAATGTCCGTATTGGATAAGCCAAATAGAGGGGGCGGCGTATGCTGTTGATACTCTTGAGTATAACCTAATCGTGTGGTTCCTCGTCGGGAATATGCCAAGTTATACGACATGGGCCATCAAAGACTATGGCTATCCTAAAGGCAAATACAAGGGTACGGACATGAAGGCGTGGACATTAGAGTTTACTGAGGAGGAGTTACACTTGGCATGGGGTGAAAAGATAGGGAGGAAACACGCCTTAGAGAAAGCGATAGAAACAAACAATGTGGACTTACTGCACCCCTATGTGGAACCGAATCTACCATTCCGTATTCGAGAAAGGAAGAGCGGTCAAATTAAGGACTACTGGCAATGCAAGAATTGTGAATGTACGTTGCAATGCTACTACTACGAGGAAGTGGTGTTAAATGAAAGCAGTTGAAGAGGAGGTGAATAATGCCTAAATACCTATGGAAATCCTTAAGTGCCGGATTAAATTCATATCATGGTAAAAAGAAATGGAAAATCGGCAAGTGGTACAAGTGCCGAGGTGAGTTAGAGATGTGCAAGAATGGACTACACGCATCTGAACGAGTCATTGACGCCATGCAGTATGTCCCAATGGAATGCTTGGCTAAGGTAGAGGTGCGCGGGGAAAATATCCAGGGCGATAATAAGCAATGTTATCGTAAGATGAAGATAGTGAAGACATGGCATTGGAAGAAAGAGGATGGCGTCGCATTAGCCATTTATGCCGCTGAACTTGTAATTGCGAATTTTGAAAAGAAATACCCTGATGACGATAGACCACGCAAGGCTATTCAGGCAGCAAAGAAGTGGCTACGGGAACCCACTGAAGAAAACCAAGGTGCTGCTGAGTCTGCTGCTAGGTCTGCTGCTGAGTCTGCTAGGTCTGCTGCTTGGTCTGTTTGGTCTGCTAGGTCTGCTGCTGAGTCTGCTGCTAGGTTTGCTGCTGAGTCTGCTAGGTCTGCTGCTGAGTCTGCTGCTTGGTTTGCTGCTGAGTCTGCTGCTAGGTCTGCTGCTGAGTCTGCTGCTAGGTCTGCTGCTGAGTCTGCTGCTAGGTTTGCTGCTGAGTCTGCTAGGTCTGCTGCTTTCGAGAAAATACTAGACGAATGCGAAAAGTGGATACAGAAGAGGATTACTACACTAGATGAAAACAATTGAATTAGTACCAGAACATGCGGCTATTAAGAGAGCCTTTGAGTTAGACATCGGTATCAAGCAAGAGAAAGCTAATATTGTGCGTAGTATTTGCACCGCAGCACAGTACCTTATAGAAATGCGGGACAGTAAGCTCTATCAGCAATTAGACTATGAATCGTTTAATGATTACCTGGGTGACCCCGATGTAATACCGAGGTCAACAGCGTACAGTTTTATCCGGTTATATGAGAAGTACGTTTTACAGCTTGGGTGGCAACCCGAAGAGATTGAAAGAATCGGGCATAAACGGCTACAACTCATCGGTCCGGTTGTAGACCGTGACCCGGAAGGTTGGAAGAATAACGCCCAGCACCTGAGTACGTCTGATTTGATTAATGAGGTTCGCGAAGCCCGAGGGCTCCAGCCCATGAAACGGGAGGAACCTGACAAACTCACCTCCTTTCAAAACAAAAAAGAGTTGGGTTCCTCCTACCCTGAGATAGCCTTATCCTTACCGTGCCCGATTTGTGGCGGGGTACCTGTAGAGAAAGCACACTACCCTACCACCACCAAAGCGGGGGCAAAAGAGGATGAGTTTATACCCCTCTGCCATGAGTGCCACGATAGCCAGCACCGTATGGGGTTTATATCCTGGTTTGATATGTATGGGAGGAAACTATTTAAAGAGTTTATCTATCCAATGATGAGAATGGTTCGGGGAGGTCAATGCAACTCCTTAGAGGCCTTGGAGCCAAACGAGGAGATGCCGGATTTAGTCACCGCCTCCAGACAGGGTGACGTGCTAGGACTTAAAAAGGGTGACTCCCTTGCGTCCCCTGTCACCGAACTAACAAAATCGGGGGTAAATAATGGACGAAAGAAAGAAACGGATTGTGTTTGTTGTAACGCTGATAGTGATAGCGATACTGGCTACCTGGGCGTTACGTGCAATAGAGAAGAAGAACACACCGCAGGCTCAACAAACGTGGTGGCAACTACAGTAGGCGGTGAGAGTGAATCCAAGTGAACGCATCCAAGACCTTAGAGAGTTCATTGAGAACGAGGGTGTTGACCCCTCAGATCGTTCTATCGCCAAGGATACCAGGGAATTTGCCGAAAATGCGACAGGAAGATTCAGGAGTGATGATGTCTATAGGTTTCTACATCTTTCTACAAAGAACGACAGAAAGGCTTGCTTGGCAGAATTGGGGCGATTATGTGGGAAGGGTGTGTTGGAGCGAGTGCCAGGAGTCAATGGTGTTTACCGCCCCGTTGCTCAAAACTTTGAGGTGTTGGATTTCTTTAACGCACCGGATGACCCACTCCCTATTCAGATACCTATGGGGATACATGATGATTTGGGGGTCAAGATATATGAGAAAGACCTTATCGGTGTGGCGGGGGTCAGTTCACACGGGAAGTCAGGATTTATGTTGGCATTTGCAGCGATGAACATGGAAGAACATGATGTGTGGTACTTATCGCATGGCGATATGAGCGCCACAAGGCTAAAAGATAGGATGAAAAACTCAGGGATTGCGTTGGATACATGGCAGAAATATTTAGGGGGCAAGGCATTGGAGGTATATGGACCTTTTGAAGATTATGTACGTCCCACTGCCCTCAACCTTTGTGATTTCATGCACGACGGAGAGAAGCCGTGGATGATAGCCGAGAAGATGAAGGCGGTGAAAGACAAGCTGACAACGGGCATTGCTGTTATAGCGATACAAAAGAACAGGGGGGCGGAGTATGGTTTAGGTAAAGAGAAGAGTGAGATATACACCAATCTCTATATTACTATTGACTCTGGGGTGGCTCGTATTAAGAAGGCTAAGAGTTTCTTTGAGGAGAAGGGGTCGCCAGTAGGGAAGAAATACGAATTTAAACTTGTCCGAGGATTTGAGTTTATCCCCGACAAAAGCGGGGTGGGGCAATGGTATCACCCATCAGACATAGAGGATGCGGGGATAAAGACGAAAAGTTGGAGGTAAGAGATGAAGACGGGTAAACCATTGGACAGGCAAGATGTTCTTGAACGGTTATGTAAATTACAGGAAGAAGTTTTTGATTCTATTGGCTATGACCATCCTACAGATTGTATCTGTAAGAAAGGTGGGTTCTGGAAAAGCAAATCTTATGGTGGCACGTGGGAGGAAGGATATAGAAATGACGGTTCTGTCTTAGAGTTCATAGAAAAAACCGTCAGGAAGGCGTTGAAAAAGATTGAGAAGAAAAAAGGTTCGGGAGGAATAAGGGATGAGTGAATTTACTTGTTTTGTAAAGAAGGTGGACGATGGCACGTACTGGATTATCACTGGATTAAATGGAAGATAAGGTTATCGAGTTACTGCGGGCAGATTTGCGGGTAAAGCCTGATAAGACCTTGGAAGAATTAGAGAAAGAATTGGCTGAGAACGAGGCAAAGCATAGTAAGGAGGGCAGGGATGAGAAGAAGTGAAATAACTGAAAAACTCATAGCCTTATCGAAGAAAGCGAAGGAGTTGGGCTTTCCGCAGGATGTGGAAGAGGGGGATTATGTATGCTTAGAAACCGATGAAATGAATACCTATCTATTAACGGCAAAGCAAGCAACGATTTTCCCCACTAGAGAATTCCTCATCCTCACTTTCTCACGTTGCCTGTCGTGGCTTCAGGAGAGGGGTTGGAACGCCATACAATTCGGTAGGCGATATGATGAAACTCAATTAGAAATGTCAATATTCCATGATAACTTTTATGAAAAAAAGGAACAACCTAAAGAAATGTGGAAGCATTTAATTGAAACAAAAGCCGAAACCCACCACGAAGCGATAGCCAAGGCTGTGTGTCAGGTATTGGAGGAGAAATAGATGGAGTTCTTTCGTAAGCAGTTTGATTTGAGGGCATTTACGTTCTACCCCCTTGGGGACTGGCACGTAGGTTCTCAACAATGCAACATAAAATTCATTAAGGAGGTCATTGACGAAATAAAATCTAGTAACACAGCGTACTGGGCGGGGCATGGGGACTTAATGGAGAATGCCATAGTAGGCTCAAAATCGGATGTGTACAAACAGGAGATGCCACCGAAGGAACAGATGGATTACATAGTAGAGTTGCTTAACCCAATTAGGCATAAGGGGTTGTTCCTTCTGTCGGGGAACCATGAGTACCGTACGATGAGGGTTGTGGGGTTACTTCCAGAACAGTATATCAGCGTCCAATTAGGCATTCCTTTCTTGGGTTACTCTTGCCTCGCCACGTACCAGCTAATGGAAGCTAAGTCACCTCAGTCGTTTACCTGTTACCATCATCATAATGCCGGTGGCGGGTACACGAAGGGGGCAAAGATAAATCGGTCAGCAAAATTAAGGGAGATTGTTCCCACGGCTGATGCTACGTTTAGCGGTCATTTTCATACAACCTCAAGGATGCCAACGACTTGGTACAGTCCGGGTCGGGGGCAAATAATCAAGCACGTTGGTTATGATTATTGTATCGGCTCGGCATTGGAGTATGACAACAGCTATGCGGAGGAGAGGGCGAAGACACCCGCTACGGCTGAGATGATAAAGGTAACATTTCGTGGGGCAACCAGCGGGCGGCGGGATAACCGGGAACAAATCTATCAGGTAATTACAAGTAATGGGAGGCATTGATGCCATATACAGATGAAGGGCGAAGAGTCAGGTATCAGTTACTGGTGGAAGAGATGGGTTATTACAGGATTAGGGATGCTGCGGATCTCTCCTATTTGATTACCCAGTTGGGGAAGCGGTATCTCCTATGCCATGAGGGGCGTTGGGACACTTATGCGGATGTACTCAAGGCTATGGATGCGGCACGGGAATCCTTCATGGAAGATGTGTACCGCCCCTATGAGCGTAAGAAAAAAGATACGAATGGAGATGTATGGTGAGTGAAATCAAATTTTTGTATGTAGCGGGAGCGATTACACCATATGCGAATCGTGACCCTGTATCCGATTATTGGGAGAACATAGATATTGGCGTTGATAAAGCAGCAGAGTTATTAGACATGGGGTACATTCCATATTGCCCACATTTTGATTACTCCCTTTATCGAGCATACCGTAAACGGGGTAAAACCCTAACGAAATCGGCTGTGTATGCATATTCAATGGCATGGTTAAGGAAATGTGATGCCGTATTAGTAGTGCCTAAATATCGTAAATCAGAGGGCACGAAGGCGGAGATTGCGGAAGCGAAGCGACTCGGCAAACCTATCTTTTATAACGTGGAAGACCTGGAGGACTATGATGAGGATTTAAACGGGGCAAAGAAGAACGCTAATGGGTTTCTAAGGAAGGGGGGAGAATGATATACATAATAGCAGGATTTATACGATTTGGTATGGCGGGCATAACATTTGCCTTGTCCTACTTCCGATGGTTTGCCACGTTTGAGAGTTTTGAGCGCTTGGCGTTGTCTTTTTTACTGACTATCGTGGCTTTACTTATTTGGTATGGGGGCAATAATGAAACATGATGACTTTATAGACATTATTTACCCGCAAAAAGGACAACCGCTAAGAAAAACAATCGAGGCACATATACTGAAGATAATGTTTGATTGGGATAAGGGTAACTTTACCGTATGCCCACATTGCAGTACGGATGATTTTACGCATATGGAAGATTGCCCGCAGAAAGACAACGATATTATTTCTAGGTTGGTGGATTATTGCATGGGTGTCTATCAGACAGGAGGACTATACAAATGAAACATGATGACTTTATAGACAGGTTAGGCAAGGTATTTCTGGAGTGCATTGATTTAGCCAAGAATAAGAACCATGATTACGCCCACGTTGAGGATGCTTTAGAGAATTTCCGCGATTTCGGGGTAATGGGGATAGTCGTGCGGTTAGGCGATAAGTACCACCGCTTAAAGAACGTGCTACAGAAGGGGGGCTGTAAGGTACAGGATGAGAGTGTTAAGGATACGTTAAGGGATACCCTTATTTACTCCGCGATTGCCTTG